CCTATGCAGAATGTTCCTAACCTTATCTTTTATCATTGATTTTCAATGTTTTAGTTGTTTTGGATAAGAACAACAGCAACAGAATAGCAACAAATTTGCAGAAAACCCTGTTTCGGGTCTTGTCTTCTGCTGACAAAGATATGGAATTTGAGTTAACCCGCAAAGCCTGTTGTCATCAGGGATAATTTCGCCAATCAACTCAGAGAGGGAAGAAAAAAAGGCGGTCTTTGAACCGCCCTTTTCTTATTTATATGTCAGTTTCTTGTCAGTCTTGAACAGATTTCTGTAAACCGAGTATTCAACCTCAAAATAATGCGTGTCGATGAGTTCTTTCATGGCGTGGGGGTAAAGCCTGAAACGGACAACATCTTTCCCGTCTGATGTCTTGACACGCTTCAAGACAATGAATGTCAAAGGCGGGTATTCTTTCTCCCAATATCTTTCGGCGTAACTCTCTCCGTTTGTTCTCTTATAAGAATTGTACATTGTTTCTGTGGCTGATCGCATACTTTCACAAAGAGAGATAAAGAACGGGAATGAGTATTCTGCATGACCCTTGAACATTTTGTCATAAAAACGGGGTGTTATCGTCAAAACCTGACCAACTTTAAGGGAGTCCATTTGGTTATAGTCTTTCTCTGAGATAAGAGCAGCCATCATCATTCTTTTATAAATCCATTCTGTTTGTAATGCGGGATAATGCCAACCGTATTCTTTGAAGTCAAGAAACAAATATCTCTTTTCCTGATAATCGCCTATGAAAAGGCTGTTGAAGTTCTCAATAGCTACGCCCTCCCCAAGATAAATGAGTTTTGTATTCTTGCGGCTCTCCCATTGACCTGTCTCGCTGTTTTGCTGCCAAAACATGGCGTTCTTGATTTCTTTTGACTTATAAGAGAGTTGTTCAGGCTCTTTGTTAACCCTGTCTTGTGCCGATATACTCAGAGAGGCGAATAACGCCGCTGTCAAGATTAAAATCGCTTTTCTCATTGTTCTTTGTGTTATGCCTCTGCCACCGCCTTTGTCTCAGAAGCGCACACAAGAAACGTGGGCACTCCTTGTTGGTCAGAGGCATCGCCAAACGCCCGAACACTCCACAAGGAAAATGCCCACGTATATGACGCGGGCATCCACCATTGCTTCTGAGTGTTCTGAATTTTTGGCGATTTTCTGACCTCAACTGCAACAGCAAACGCTATTTTGTTCAAATATGTCGTGCCAAAGGTACTGAAAATCTCAAAATTTCCGACAGTTTTTCCGATTTATTTTCTTATAAGATAGTCAGATAAAGCGTTTAATCAGGCTGAAAAGCTCTTTCCTGAACAGTATCAGAGCAATGACCAGCAAGCCCCAAAAACCGTACATCTGTGTTTTCTGCCACCAAGTCAGTTCACGTTCAACCTCAACTTCAACCGTTTCATAGACGGTTCTGTCCCTGTACCTGTAAACGATGCTGTCTTTCCGTTCAACGGGCGTTTCAACCTCAAACGGCTTTTCCTGCGGCTTTGTGTTCAGGTCATGATACAGAGTGCCGTCAGGGTTTATCCGTGCATCAGAGACGGCGTAATCATTTTCAAGATGTGAAGTGCTGTCGGCTGTTGTCCTCTCCGCCGTCTGAGCGGGGATTTCAAGATAAACGGTGTCTTTGACATATTCTGTCCGTGTCTGAACCTCGACCCTTACGCTGTCCTGCTGATGCGTTGTTTCAGTCAGGCGGCGTGTCGTACCACAACCGCCCAACAGAAACATCAGCGATATGAAGATAAGAACCCGTTTCATAAGTTGTCTTTGATGAAGTTCAGAATGCCGTTGACATGAAGCCCGATGATCGTCTTTTTCCCTGTCTCGGACAGAAGATAGGCGGCGTCCTCTCTGTTGTCCTGAAAAAGGTTCTCAGTCAAGACGGCGGGGCATTTCGTGTGCTTGAGAATATAAAAATGCGCCTCCTTGTCAGGGTCTCCGTCAGTCATGTCCTTTCTTATCTTGAAGCCCGCTTTCTCGGCTTCACGGTAAAGACAGGAGGCAAGTTCATCAGCCTTTGTCTCGCCGACAGAAGTCCAAGCCTCCCAGCCCCGTGCGTTCATCCATTGACCGCTCCCCGCAGCGTTGCAATGAACTGAGACAAGAATGACATTCTTTGTGCCGAACTTCTCGCAGACCGTGTTCACTCGCTGACAGCGCACTGCGAGAGGAACATCAGTCTCTTCCGTGACTATACGTTCAGCGTCAAAGCCACGTACTTTCAGTTCTGAAACAATTCTCTCGGCTATCTCTCTCGCGTATGCGTACTCTCTCAGAGAACCGTCAGGGGAACATTTCCCCTTTGTGTCAACTCCGTGACCGTTGTCTATTAAGATTTTCATCTGTTTTTTGTTTTAAGTTAGATACACCCGATAATAATCCCGATAAGGTCGCACAAAAGGTCTTTCTTTTCAAAAGACCCCTTTTTGAGCCATTTGTCCCAAACAAACTCTTTTGCGATACCGACAAAAGCCGTTATCAGAACAGCCCACCACAGGGGCAGGACAAGGTTCAGAACGCTGACTAAGACGGAACAGCATAAAATATGCAGGAGACCGTCTTGACCGATGTAATTCAAAATCTTCTCTTTCATTGTTTATTCCTCCTTTTTATCTGTTGATTTATCTTTGTTCTTTCTCTCGCTCAAAGCCTTGTTTATTCCGCCGCCAGCCATGAAGCCGCCGACACAGAGAACAAACAAGCCCAAAGCGTCAAGGTCTGTTTTCAGACTCCCGTTCACGCAAACATCCCATATCAGGCAGAAGCACACGCACAGACCTATTAAAGCCCCGACAATGCTTGAAAGTACAAGGGCAAAAGACTTGCTGCTGTCAAGGGTGTTAGCCCTTATCAGGCTTTTCAGATATTCAGTTATCTTCATTCTCATCTTTATTGTCTGTTTCTTTATTGTCCTCATAGAACGCATCATAATCCCCAGCTGCAAGTTTTTTCAGGCTGCAATATGTACGCTTCGGTAACCGCCCTTTGAAACATTCATCATCAGGGCGCACACAAATGTTGTGTTCAGCTTCTTTAAGGGCAAGTTTCAACTCGTTATTCTCACGGATCAGGGCGTTGTTCTCTCTCTCCTGTTCATGCTTTTCTGCATATAACTTGTCGAGACGGTCATTAAGTTCCTTAATCTTTTCGTCCTGTTGTTCTATACGCTTCTGCAAGCTCCCCACAAGGGATTTCATCACATTAAGTTCCTTTTCGTCAGCCTCAATGTTCTTCATTCGGCGTTCGGGTTTCATGAAAAACAGGAATTTTATCAACCCTATACCGCCGAGAGAACTGACAGCCAGAACAACAACTTTCACTATTTCGCTTAATATATCCATGAGGTTTTGAGTTTAATTGAGTTTGAGACAAAGGTACGACAAACTGATTATATTGTAATCACATAAGGGCGTAATTTTCCATTTTAGCCTCCAATTCATTAATCCTGTCACGTTTCAACTGTCTTTCAGTCGAAAGGCTGTCGATGTCATAAGGGAGCGGTGCGCCCGTCAGGGACGCTTCATAACACTTCATGACCCGATAATCGGTCGCAGAAAGCTCATCTTTCAAGGTCTGAATTTCAGCCCTGATTTTCTGAACATCAAATTTCTTCACATATTGATACCCGATGTGGTCGCCCGCATCATAAGGTATAGGGATGATGACAAAATCAGGGTCATCGCATGAAAGGCTGTCCTCGACAATCTTGTCAACAGGCTTCCATTCATCTGACAGGTTCTGAACCTGTTCTTCAACACTGACCGTCCGTGCGTGTGAAACGCCGTCTTCATCAACCCAGTTCTCCGTGAACTCCGAGAGGAAGCGGGAATTCAAAATACCCCCCTCAATGTAACCGTATTCAATCAATTCTTCTTCCATGATAAATTAGAATTTATATTTTGAAACAACCCAAACTTGAACATTCTCCCCGTTGATTGTCGCTTTTACAAAATGAGCAATAAGTTCCTGCCCCTCGCTGACATCATAATACTCGTTTTCTGTATGGTCATCAAATATCTTCTGACCGTTTCTGGGATAAATCCGCATGTAACCCGTCCACCATTGTTTGAAGATGATTGTTTGACCCTCACGGGTTGATGCAGGGAGGTATACTTTTGCCTGACCGCTTGTAAAGCCAACAACAAGGCTCATAGCGTCTGTTATATATGTGCTTGTTGCTGTGATATATTTAACGCCGTAAATAAGCCCTTTTATTTTCAGGTTGAAGAAATAACCGCCGTATGACGGGGCTGTCCCTGAGTTTGAGGCATACCCGTACATTCCTGCTATAAGCCGTTCATCAGCCCCCAGCGACCATTCGCTTTTATTAAGACTCCCATAACCGAGAGCGCATATCGCAGCCCGCTGGTCCGCTCCTGTTGAAGCCGCCACACACTGAGTTCCCGCCCTGTTCGCAAAGATACCTGTCGGGGACATGTAGCTGACCGTGCTTGAATTGTTCTTTGAACGGGTCTCAACGATTCCTCTTCCAGCATCAAGCGTGATGACAGAACCAAGATTTTCCTGAGAATAAGAACCGCCCGAAGTCGCTGACGTGATTTTTATTCGTTTGTTCTTCGCGTCAAGCTCAATGATGTCTCCCGTTCCGAGCGTTGAGACAATGCGCCCGCCTTTCATGAACCAGTCTCCGATGTTCGCCCCCTCAGCCAACAACAGGTTTGTAGCAACGCTCTCAAATGAAGCCCCGAAAGAGTTCCATTTGTTTGTGTTCGGCGGGGCGACATTTGAGAATGTCCCAGCGTCAATACGGGCGATATAATATGTTGAACCGCTCTTGACGCAATCAAGACGGTTTTTGTTCCCGTAATATGACTTTGATGAACTGTATGTTCCCCTGTAAACCATAACAGGGCTTGAACCGTCTGCGCCGTCCTTGCCGTTATACGGGGTTAGCCTGACAGGTGTTGTCCATTGGCTGACAAGCGTCTTCCCGTCCCCTGACTTCACGGCTGATGTCATCCACAGATATTCAGCCGACCCGACAGAGGGCGTTGTCGTTGTCCAACCGCTCGGGTTCAAAGATGACTTTGAGAGAGACGGCGGAGAAGTTGTAGAGCCGTTCTTTGCAAATCTCAGTTCAGTATAATTACCCGCTGAACCGTCATCGCCCTTGTCGCCTTTCTCCCCTTTGATTTGACCGACATTCTCCCATTTTGAGCCGTTCCAAACATACAAGTCCCCATTGATGATGTATGCGTCCCCCTCAGTTCCCGTTGCGGGGAGCTTTGAAGTGTCAGACAGCGTGCCTTTGATTGTTATGCTCGTTCCGTCAGCCCCCTTTGAGCCTTTTGCCGTGACCGTCCAATAAACCGTGTTTGACGGGGCGACACCCTTTGCGGGCGTGGCGTAAATGTAACGGTAGGTTGATGTCAGACCGTTCAGGGTGTAAGTGACCTCATCGCCGTTATAATATGTGTACGATGAGTTGTAAGCCCCCCTGAAACAGCCGATATAACTTTCTGAACCGCTCTGGCTTTGAACGATAGTCCCCTTGATTTTCAGTTCCCCGTCCCCGTTGACATTATATGACAGCTTGTCGCCGAGTTTGAGGGCGTTTGCCACGAAGTCAAAGAAACTGTTCCCGTCCCCTGAAACAACCCTGTCAGTTGTCACACGTCCAGGCAGAACCTCCGAAAAACCATACAGGGTAACGAAACTTCTCACACCGTCATACTCTGAATTGAGAACACCGACAAGAAGATGATAGAACCCTGAGACAGCCTCCATTTTGATAGCTGTCTCAGACAGAATGAAACTTCCTGTCTGTGCCGTTCTTGAAACTTTGGCGTACAGATAGTATTTCTTTGACCCGTCATCAAGCCGTCCGCTTGTATAGGCACTCATGTTCCAATACTTGTATTCAGAGGCTTTGTGCGCTGAACTGATAGAGGCTATCCCGAGCGTCATGTGCTGAATGATGCCCGCCTCCGCTGAAAGCTGTTTCGCCTCAATGTCATAAGTTATGCTGTGGGCGACCTGAACGGGATTTGTCTTTGAATTGACGAACCTGAATTGAAGACTTTCATCGCCGACAAGCATTGACATCGTCTGAACCGCAATCGGGTTGATTGAGTTCGTGAAGTTCTCCAGCAGAGCGTCTTCAAGCATTGAGATAGTCTCTTTTGCGTCCCTGAACCGTCTCTTTGTGAACTGAATTGAAGCACGGTGCAGGTCTTCCATGACAACGCCCTCGCTTTTCAGCTCATTGAGCGTTGAAGACACACCTCCGCTGACGGTTGTGTTTGAAAGTTCAATCACGGGGCTGTACGGCTTGTTGATATAATCCTTTACCCCCGTTATGCGAACGAGAACACCGTCTTTCTGAAACTGTTCATCTGAGAACAGGATATAGCCGCCGAGCTTGATACGCCCGCCGATGTTCAGCCAGTCTTTCTTTGACCAAATCCCGTCAAGTTCTCCCGTGAACGTGAATTTCTGTTCTTCATTGTCAAAAAGATATTTCACGGCGGCACGGAACATATCCCACGAAGCCCCCGTCTTTGTCTCATCGTCACGGATATAGCTGTCAGGCAGCATACACTTGAAGACAGCGTATTTATCGCCCGCTTTCGGTGCGAATGTGGCGTTCGGCATTGTCTGACCGTCTAACTCTGCGGGAACAATCTCAAACCGCCTTGCAGCCTTGTTTTTGACCGCTTCATGATAATACTTGACCTCAAATTCACGCCCCGCAAGCATACCTGACTGAAAGATGATTGTCATCGTCTCGCCCTCAATCAGGCATTCTTCATAATTCAGCGTGGACGGGATGCTTGTGTCGATGATGTCATAGAAATTGTGTGCTGTGTCAACAACGGCAACGCTGCTGACCGTTCCGACACGCTTCGGATAAATCTCAGAACAGTCAAGACTGTCTTCGGCGAGCGATGACAGTTGTTTGTCATAACGCCGTATTGACAAGCCCGATTCATCTACCACATAATTGCGGGCGTTAGCCTTGACAAAGCCCGCCTCGTTCTCAAAGTGTTCCCCGTCATAGGCGAGTGTCTGACCAGCGGGAAGCTTGAGTTCAGAAGAACCGTATTTTGACGGGTCTATGTTATCCGTTCCGCCCTGAACAAAGAGTATTTCAATCGGTGGAGTGTCTCCTGTGTTTGAACGCCCGACACCTGACTTGAATCCGTTTCCACGCCCATAGGAAAGAGGCAGGGGTGCGCTCTTGTTGTACTCTACCTTTTTAAGAGACACACGCTTTCCGACAAACTCATATTCCGTGTTGAACTGTGAAGCCTGTTTTTGAAGCGCAGCGATACAGAAGTCATGATCGTATGCGATAAGGGTCTCAACGCCGTCAACACAGTCTCCAACCGTCCAGCCCGTGTCACGGCGGTTCATGTTGTCAACGAACATTTGAAGATGTTCAATCGGCTTCGCGGTCAAAGAGAACTTCAAACGCCCGTCAACGGGATTTCTGAACTTCCAAATCTTCGCCTTTGCTTCGGGAGCTTCAAAAGTGACCGTGTATTCAAACAGCCGCTTGTGCTTCATCTTGAAGTTCTCAGGGCGTTCAAGCGTGAATTTCTCCCCCTGAAACTCACAATAAGCCCCGACAGGTATCTCAACGTGTTCGGGCAGGGAATAATAAAGAGTAAGGCTATGGTCGCCCATTATGACCCTGTTCCGATAACTGTTGTCATCGACCTCTACATCAAGAACCCTGTACCCGAGATTATTGTAAATTATCATATCATTAAACTTTGAGTTATTTTTTCCGAATTTCCCCGCATTTCAATTATCTTTTCTGATTGGTATGTTTATACCATAATCATTTTTTGCTTGAAATATGGGGCTAAAAAAGCCTTTTCAGGTACAAAGAGGCTTCCCGTCACTCATTTCGTGTTGAACGGCGGCGGGAAGCTGTCTTTGAATGTTACTGAATGCCGAATTCAAGGCAGTCGGCATCCACCTGTGCTTTCAGAGAGGCACGCTCGGACAAATAAGCCTTGTATGCGGCTATTTTCTCCTTTGCCACCTCACTTGTCTTTGAGCCGTCATACATTCCGAGATTTGCGGCGTTGAACTCATTGACAAGTTTCTGTTCCTGATTGTTGTCCCACTTCTCCGTGATAACCTTTTCAGTTATCTTGTTTGAAGACAGGGGCGACCAAACAGTCACTTCCTCGCACTTCCATTGTTCCTTGACAGGGGCTTCCGCCTGAGCGGTCACGCCGTCTGTTTCGGCAGGAGCGGGGTTCTCGACTTTCTGAATGTTGAAGCGGTAAACGAAACTACCGTTACCGACAGCCTCCAATTTGGTCGGCTGATTGTCATAAAATGCTACCATAATAAGACGGTTTAATGATTGTTTTTAATAAATGTTTGCTGTTGCTATGTTTTGCCCAGCCGAGCCACGGGGCGACCGCCTGTTTATAAGCCTTTGCGTCAAGCGGAGGCTGGCGGCGGTTCAGGCGTGAAACGGCGTGACAGAAATTTTTCTTTATGCTCTTTCGGATAAGTTTCTGTTCACGGAAGAACTGATACCCGACATAATCAAGCGCACGACCGTGCCTGTCCTGACGGTTCTTCGCTATGGGGAATATCTGATAATTCCCTTTGATTGTCAGTTCAAGGTCGTTTTCAAGATAGTCTTTGATGAACTTGAAGACCTCATGAAGGACTTCCTTGCTCTCGGCGAGAAACGGGATGTCATCAGCGTACTCAACACAGGCGATGTGCGGTCTTTCTTTCAGGTTCAAAGCCTGTCTGACAAGTTCAGGCAGTTTCTCGTTAACCCAATGCATGAAATAACACAGATACAGGTTCGCAAGATATTGACTGAGATAATTTCCGATGGGAAGCCCCTCTGCGCTGTCTATAATCTCATCAAGAAGCCACAACAGGTCAGCGTCCTTGATTTTTCTGCGCACAAGCCTCTTTGTCACTTTGTGGCTGATTGATGGGTAGTACTTCTTGATGTCAATTTTCAGACAGTAGAGCGGCTTGCCCTTGAAATCCCTGATTATCTTGTCAACCTGACGGGCGCAACCCTCAATGCCACGCCCCTTGACACAGGAATAAGTGTTGTAAGTGAAAGTCTTGACCCAAATCGGTTCAAGAACGTTCATGATCGCATGATGAACTATCCTGTCGGGATAATACGGGAGGCGAAAGATAAGACGTTCTTTCGGTTCATATATCGTGAAGACATCATACGGAGAAGTCTTGAACGTCTTTGTCAACAGGGCTTCATGCAGGGCAAGGATATTCGCTTCACGGTTCTTGTCGTGAACCCTGACCCCGTATGTCCGTGTCTTCCCTCTGCGGGCTTTCTCATCGGCGAGCCGCAAGTTCTCAACGGAGATTATCTTCTGATATAAGTTGCCAATTCTTTTCATATTCTCTGCTTTGCTTTTCTTAGTTGGAGTCTTCGGTAGCCCATACAACAGGCGTTCCTACCAACACCTTTCGGGGTTTGCGTGATATTTTCTGCCAAGCGGCAAGGCTGTCATTCTTTTATCTTGTTTCATTTCTCAGAACCAATTTCAAAAGCATAGGTGAGAACCGATGTTCGTATTCGAATTCGAGGGGGTGTTATTCGAGTTCGCATAGGCGAGACCTGCATTCGCACCGTTATTCGCGTTACCGCTGAACAACACACCACAAGAATGACCCACCTTTTATGTTGTTATCTCATTGTCTTCATCTTCATTCAAAATAATACCTGTTACCGTTGCTTCTTAATGTCACACGGCGAGGGAACGCTTTCAATTCCTTGATTTTCTTCAAGACATAAAGAATGTCGGAAGAACCCATGAAGAACTTCTTTGCGTTTGATTCCAAATCGTCCTTTGACATCTTGATTTTGACAAGCGTCTGCCCCTTTGTTCCTTTGCTCTTACTGAACCTTGTAGGAACTTCTTCAATGAAGTCAACAACCCAAAATGTCGTGTTGACAAGTTTTGATTGAGTTGTCTCATCGCAGTTGAAACTTCGGCTGCTTCCGTCTCTTGGTATTCTTAGGAAAGCGAGGCTTCCGTCATCTTCTCCCTGCATGTTGTTCTTATCTTCAATCATTTTCAATTCTTTTATTGTTGTCTTAGATAACCCAGCCCCGCATAAAGAGGCTGGGTCGATAATTGTCATGTCATCAAAACGGGTTTACGCTGTTGCGGGAATAAAGCAAAGGCGAGAACCGAGGGTCGTACTCGAATTCGAGGGGGCGTTATTCGAGTACGCATAGGCGAGACCCGCATTCGCACCGTTATGCGCGTTACCGCCGAACAACACACCACGTAACGTCTCTGATGTCGGAATGTTGGTATAGTGATAATCACAGAAGAACTGTGTCGAACCACCGCCGACAAGTGACGGCATGATTTCGCCGCCCTCTCCGAAGATTATCTCTTTGACATAACCCTCCGCTCGGGCTTCATTTCCGACATGGCTGTAACCCTCATAGTTCGTGTCGTTGAACTTCTCAGGGTCATCACAGATGAACACTTTTGAGAGGTTGTCCCCGCCGTTATCAGTGGTTGGGCTGATACGGACATTGATAGCGTCTGTCCATTTCCATATATGACCAAACGGATTTTCAATGCCCCTGTAACGAGGAACATCAAAAGTCTTTGTGATTGTTGAGTCATCATTTGCGGCGGTATAAGAGACAGTTCCCGTCTGATTTCCGAGCGTGTCTGTGTGCCCGCAGGGAACGAACGGATAATAACCGTTGAAATTTGACCATGTTCCGTCCCATGTTGTCACGCCAGCACCGAGACCGCCCTGATGATAGCCCTCCGCCGTCAGTTCTGAGTTATAAGCCGCCTGAGAGTTCAGTGTGGCATACTCAATGGCAAAGAGCCAGAATAGGGTCTTGTGCGCCTGATAGACATAACAGTTCCACGCCTTTGAAGAAGTGTTTCTTTTGCGGGCGGCTGTTCTGAAAGCCGTGCGGCTCATCGCTGTCACGGGGCGACCGAGAAATGTCCGATAAGTGCCGTCATACTCAGTGTTGTTGTTCCCGCCTCTGTAATCCGTTCCCATGTTAGCCACAGAACAGAGCTTGCCCGTGCTTCGCTCAATGGCGGCTTCATAGGCTGACACATAAATCAAGGGGACTTGTGTGTAGCCAGGCAGGGGAAGTTCACTGATGCGGACGGTTCTCTTTGTCCCGTTTGTCTCACATTTGCGGTAATGCATGGGGATTTCGACCATAACCTGACCCCGTGAACCGTCTCTGACCTGACCCGTCCAATCTCGTGGGTCAAGATACTCAACGACCTTTCCGCTGTCATCAAGAAGACAACCCCGCATACGGCTTTGAATGGGAACGCTCTTGTGCATAGCCAAGTTTCCGACACGGGTACATGACGGAGATGAAACAGACGTGTCAAACTCAATGCCGTAACTGCAATCTTCCTCAACATAAGGAAGCAGAGAGGCGAGGGCAGCTTTCTTGCTTTCCCCGTCTTCGTCAAGAACCTCGACAAACAGGTTGTAGGGGTTCGTCCCTGAAACATTCGGGAGGTCACTCAGACGCTTCCCGTTCTGAAATGCTTCGATAATCTGCTTGATTACCTCTTCTTCTTGTGCTGATAGTGCCATAATCTTACTTGTTTAAGAATTTGAAAATAGTTTTACCTTTATCTGAAATGAACATGACCGAAGACGGTGTGTTCAGTCTCATTTCTTTGCTTCTGTTCCGTCTCTGAGCAGCCCATAACCTGATACGCCTTGAAACGGACACTAACAGGCTCACTTTCATATATCTTCTTCCTCCACATTTTGACCGCTTCCCCAATAAACGTCATTCGTTTTCAGGATTTCCGTGTCAGGGGCGATTTCCCTGATCGCAAGCGGCGACCAATCATTGAACGCTACGGGGGCTTCTGAGAAATCCCCGTCTTGATAACACTTCACAGAAATAACCGTGTCAAGCGTTGACACGCTGAACTTCGGTCTTATGTAAATTGAGAACAAAGCACCTTTAGGGAGCTTGAAGCCTTGTGACAGGTCTGTAATCTTTCCGTGCGAGACGATACGCCCGCCGTTCATTGTTTCGCTGATGTAGCCTTTCTTTGCCATAAATCTTATATTTTGAATGTTGTTTTAATTAAGCCGCAGAACGCCGCTTTGAGTGAAGCGGAGCTGTGTGCGGGTGTTGACAAGTCTCAATGTCGGGTCGCCGACCTCGACCAAAAGCGTCTTGGCGAGAGAGGTGTTGCAGGTCGGTATGACATGAACAACGCTTTTACCTTTCGCCACAGGCGTTACAAGACCGTCTGTGCCCACAACGACAGCCCTGTTGTCACTGATATAAATCAGGTTCTTCAAAGCCGTCAGAGGGCTTAAAACAGCCTTTATCCTTATCGGGTTGACATTCCCGAACGTGATACGGGGAAGAGGCTCAACCGTCAGACCTGTCGGCACAAGGTTCTGAATGGTCAGCAGGGTTTCAGCCGTTGCCGCTTCCGCCTCTGTTGTAGCCTGAACCGCACCCGCTGTCGCTTCATTTGCGGCTTCTGTGGCGGCGTTACAGGCTTGTGTCGCAGACTTGGAAGCCTCCGTTGCCTTTTGAGCCTCAGACGTTGCGTCCTGAGCGTTTTTCGTTGCAGTCTGGGCGTTCTTTGTCGCTGTCTGAGCCTCTGTTGTCGCCTTGACAGCGTTGTTTGTGGCGGTCACGGCATTTTCGGTTGCCTTTTGAGCGTTGGCGGTTGCCGTGTCAGCGTTCTTCTTCGCTGTGTTGGCGGCTGCTGTGGCGGTTTCGGCATTCGCGACAGCAGCATTTGTCTTGTCTTCAACGAACTGCAGTGAGACCTTGACACTTCTGTTCTGTGAATCCGTTCCTATCGTGAACAGACCTTTCAAGGTGCTGCACAGAGGCAGTTCAGATATTTTTATTTTCTTCATCTGTATATGTTTTTAATTGTTGAACCTGAGATTCCCATTTGCGGTCAAACGCAATGTCTGTTTGTTGTTCACAAAGCGCATTGACACGTATGAATAGCGGTCTAACATCAAGTCTATGGCGTAAACATCATTCTCCGTGAAGATGACAATGCCGTCCTCAGAGGCGAGAACAGTTCCGCTTTCATCAATCCTGAAATCCCTCGTGAAACAAAGCGTCAGCGTGAATTTCAGCCAAATCCTGTCATCGGGGAAGAACTCAGAGACGGAACATGACTTATAATAGAACGGAAATTCCTGTTCAAGCTCCTTGACCCACAACGTCCTTTCATTGGGCTGAATAAGGTCATAAAGAAGCGCATCATAGTTCCGCCACAGTTGCTCAACGCTGTCAGCACGCATAAGAATGTTCAGTTTGACATCCTTTGCCTTGAAGAAGACATTCTTCCCGTCATATATCGCACCAGTCTTTGTCTTGATGTTCCGCAGCATGTTCTGTTTGACGGCGGCTGTTTTGATGACTTCCGCAAAGCTGCCTGAAATGACCCTCGCCCCGTAGTTTGTCAGGGGGACATCGTCTATCAGGTAATCATCGGAAGCCGTGATATAACTGACAGGGGCTTTATAGGTATAGCCGTCAAGCGGATAATCGTCCGCGAACTTCAAGGTCTCACGCCCGAGAGTGACGGCGTATTCACGGTTGCTCTGAGAGACAAGGCGGAGCGTATATTTCCGCCCGATGAAAGCACAGTCAAAGACATGATAAGAACCGTCAGAGAGCATGTCGATAAATTCATAATAGCGGCTGAAAACACCCGAAATGGCAAAAGTCAGGCTCACTTCACGGGTGTTCAGAACGGGATTTGACAGGTCGGCTTCAATGCCGTCTTCATCCTGCCAGTCGTTCTTCTCAACGTCTTTCAGCGGCGGCATGGCGACAAGCGTGTTCCACCCGCCGTCCGTGACATAAACGCCGTACTGTTTGTAAACGTCATAACCGTCTATGTATAATTTACCTGACATCATAATATGACCGCATTTCCAGATATGTTACGGATAACCTGACAGCCTTTTGACCCTGAGACAGACACGACAGACCAGCCCGAAGCGTTGATGATCGCTTTCGCCCCGTGAAGCAGAAAGACCTCATGCCGTTCAAGCGTGTCACACGTTATTGTTGCGCTCGTTCTGCCGACAAGAACGACCCTTTTGGGGTTTCTGAGCGTCAGAACGCCCGAATCAATATACACGCCCTGTTTCTCAGGCTCAAACGGCTTGAAAAGGCGGAATGTCGCCATGTTCGGGAAACGGTTGTTTATGCAGAACTCCATGCCCTGCGGGGAACAGAACAGGGCGACAATGTCTTCAAGTGTCTTTTCTGTTCCCTTGAACCGATGACAAGACCCAAGCAGCCTCGCTTGGGAATAGACCTGTCTTATAACTTCTTCAATGTTCATAATCATTTCAATTTTACGCCTTTGAGGGCTATATCGTTAACTGTATCTTTCATTTCTTTCACGGAACTTTCAACGTCTTCAACAAGACCCGAAATGCGCTCCGTGTGTGTCTCAATGTTCAAGACTGACTGCAAAATCATGTTCACGACAGACAGAATGATTTTTGTGTTCTCTGAGATTGAATAGGTGTGTCCCTGTATGGCTGTCGCCCGCCCGTTGAGTTCATCAACGCTTTCCTGCGAAGCCGTTGCGATACCTTTCTCAGAGGCTTCTCGTGTCGCTTCTTCTGTCACGTCAAACATTGATTTAACACTGTCAGGGAGATTTTCCCAAATCGTTGCGAAATCATCGCCGACAGCGTTAAGGTCAGAGGCGAAACCGCCCAAAGAACTGATAACAGCATCAAGCCCCGCGAACTGACCGTCAGGAAACCATTTCTTCTTATATTTTTCAAAGATTTCCCCGAGCGGTTCTTCAAGGAACTTTGAGACAAGCATACGTTTCATAACGTCAGCCACAATTTCGTTCACTTTGTCGCCCCAAGCCTCCGCATAGTCTTCGCCCGCCTGAAACGCCTCAAAGAAAGCGTCCCCAAGTTCGCTTGCAATCTCAGAACTTGACCCGCCGATGATGTCCTCCACCATGTCATTGATGATTTGAACAGCCTCCTGACCAAGTTCCTCAATCTGACGCTGCCATTCCTCAATCTGACCGCCGTCTGACTTCTTTTTGCTCTGTTCAGTCTCAATCTGTTCCTGAATGAGAATTTGCTGCTGTGCAATGTTTTCAAGCTGTTCTTTCGCCGAAGCATATTTCTCGCCTCCGAGAGCCTTGTCAGCCGTGTATTCAATGTTGGCGTATGCTTTTGCAAGTTTTTCGGCTGTCTTTTCAAGAACCTCTGAGTTAGATGAAACATTCGTAAATAGAAGTCTCCAAGCCCCTGCCACATCCCCAACGGCAAGTTTGTTCTTCAACAGTTCTTGATATGTTTCACTCAACGCCTGTCTGACACGCTCAACAGCCTTTCCGCTGTTCTCTTGAAGCCTCACGATGTCGGCGTTATCAAGTTCCCACTGAAGCTGGTCAATACGATCCTGCAACGCCTCTATGTGTTTCTGTTTTTCATCATCGCTGTTGAACAGGTTGACGATCTGCATGACAATCTGCATGGCGGCAGAAATGATAGTCAGAATGACAGAAGCCTTTTCAACAGTGCTTATTGCAGTAGCCGCAGCGACAGCCGTTCCCTGAATGCCCGCTGATGACATATTCACAAGCTGAACAATGCCATTTATCATTGAGAGCGATGAAGTCGTTATATTGCCAGCAACAGAGATTATTTCGCCCGCAACGCCTCCGACCGTATTCCCGATACTCTCAAACTGTTTTTCGCATTCAAGAAGTGTCTTGTAGAGGTCTTCCCACTCTTTGACGGAGCGTTTGTCAGGGCTGACATCATTCTTTGCCTGTGCGCTCTGAACTTTGTTCTTCGCTGTCGTGACTTTCGCACGGGCGACAGACAGTTGTTTGTCAGAAGCCCCGCCGCTCTTTTCAAGGTCAGCGAGTTCCTGTTCAGCCCGTTCCAAGACCTGTTGCAACTGTTCAAGGGTCATGTCTGCAATTTGATTACACCACGCCTGATATGTCGCCTCCCGTTCAGCGAACATTTCATCAACACGCTGCAGGGCTTCTTCCTCCTGTCTGTTCAGCTCATCGACATTGCCCTGCGTGACACCCTGACGGAGAACGGGACTTCCGCTCTCATCAAGAACATAATTCCCCTGTTCATCTGTCTGATACAGGGCTTTCCGCTTCTTCTCATATTCTTCGGCTATCTCTGTCCTCTGCTGCTCATAAGTCAGAACGTCTTTCAGCATATCATCCAAAGCTGCCCTGTTCCCGTTGACCTGAATTTGACGGGCTATTTCGGCATAGGAACGCAGCATAGCCTGTTGCTCAGAAGACAGGTCAGCCGTTGTCAGGTTCAGGGAGGCTCGGTATTCAATCTCCTGTTCCTTTGTCGCTTTCGGGTTCTGATTGAGCCATTCAAGGGTCTTTTTGTCTTTCAGGTCTTCAATCATCTTCTGCGCCCGCTTGTCATTCTCGGCAATAAGACGGTCGTAGTTCAACTGAACCTGCGCAACGGTCTTCTCATAACCGTCATCCATAGCGTTGATTTGAGCCTGACGGATGTCAAATTCAGCCTGCGTTACGGCTTCTGAAACCTTGTCTGAATACTCCCGTATCTTCTCATTGCGTTGAGCCGTCTCGTTGGCTATCTTCTGTTGTTCTTTGGCGGCTCTTTCCTCATCCCTTTCTTCCGCTTTGGTCTTTGTCGTTGTCCCCGCCTGTTCAAACAGCCCCTGAAATTCCGACGACACTTCCGACATTTTCTTTGTGTATCGGTTGATACGCTCATCAATGGCGTTCAAAACAGGGTCGTTGGCGATAGACCTGTTGAACGCTTCACGGGCGTTTTTCGCCCCCTGTTCAGTATAGACCCAATTTCCGCTTCGGTCAACATATTCGTTGCCGCCCTGTGTCGTGTGAGAATAGCCAGGCACTTTGCTTCCAGCCTGAATTTTATCCCGTTGGTCTTCAAGCTGCATTTGACGCTCAATTCTCTTTGCGTATTCCTCATCGACCTTGCTCTGCCATGCAGCCGCCTCCGCACGCTTCTTGAAAGCGGTCATCATGACTGATGTGTTTTTGACAAAGATGTTTTCAGCGTCATTGACACTTGTAACGGCTATGCCGAGTTCCTTGAACTTTGTCTGACTTTCCTTTATCCATTGACGCTGTTCATGTGCTGTCTTGCAGTTCTTGTACTCGGCTTGCAGGGTCTTGTATGTTGATATGGCTTTGCCCGCAGATTCCCCGACACGCTTGTTGAACTCTTCCGCTTCCTCTCTCTCTGCCTTGATAGCGTCAGCGGCTTCATCGGTCGTGTCCCTGAACAGGGCGAACGCAGAGACGGCGGCTGCAACAACAGACAAGACAAGTCCGAGCGGGTTAGCCTTGACAGCCATGTTAAACAGAAGCATAGCGTCCTTTGCCGAACGGATTGACCTTGACAGGGACAAAACAGCCTGAACCGTTCCCCAGATGTTCATCAGCTTGTGTGCGGCGGCAACAGCGATGACGGCGGCTTTGTACGCCCCGTATGTGGCGATGACGGTCAGAAGAACTTTCCCGACTGTCTCCCAGTTTTCAATCAGGGTTGAGACAAGACCGAGAGCGTCATTGATAACACCCTCGTTCTGTTTCCCGATTTCATTGAACATTGTATCAATAGCGTCCTCAATGTTTGAAATCTGCCCTGTTATGCTTTGAGATTGAGCCGCCATGAGACCGCCGAACATGCTGCCCTCGTTTGTCAGGTTAATGATCGCCTGTTCAACTTCGGGGAAGCCTACTTTTCCCTCCTCCACAAGTGCCTTGACCTGATTTTCGGCAACGCCGAACTGCTGGGCAAGCTGTTCAATCAAGGGAATACCACGCCCCAAGAACTGATTGAGGTCTTGCGTGTACAAACGCCCCTGAACCATTGTTGTTCCGTATAGATAGGCGAGGTCATTTATCGGGATTGAAAGACCAGCGGCGATGTCTCCAAGACGGATTAAGGTTTCATTCACTTTGTCGGCTTCAACACCGTAGGCGAGAAGCTGTTTTGCTGACTGAGCGATGTCGGTCAGACCGAACGGGGTCGTGGCTGCTGTTTTGACAAGTTGAGACATCAGTGCATCAGCCTGAGCCGCCGAGCCGAGCATTGTTTTGAAAGCGATTTCAAGCTGCTGAAACTCGCCACGGACGGTTGCGACCTGAGTGACAAAGTTCTTTATCTGAGAGACGGCGAACACGCCAGCGGCGGCTGCGCCAATCTTCTTGAACGCTTCATCAATTCTGTCGCCCTCTGTCTCGGCTGTCTGCCCGATGCCTTGAAGCAGACGGCGTGATTCGGACGCATCAGCCCTTAGTTGGCTGTTGTCAAGACCGACACCGTAATTTAATCTTCCTCCGTCATTGTTCATATTCAGTCGCTTTAATCGCAGTTCTCAAAAAATTCTCTTACCTTGTCTCTGTTCTTCGGGTCATCTGCTTTGATGATGTCCTGTTCTTTGTCTTTCTTATCGTCTGTCTTCCTGTCATAAGTCGGAAGAACAGCACTGAACATTATCATGTTCGTATAGCTGATGTCGTACAGGACATAATCAAAACAGAGGTTGAAGCCTTTGGCGAAACCCGCCACTACCGCCCAAATGCTGTCATTCAGTTCTCCACTTTCCTTTGATGAAGAAGATTTACTTCGGTCAGGAAAGTGGTAAGCCCGAAAAAATCGGCTATGTTCATGCTTGAAAGAAGACTTGTCACAGTGTTGTTCAGTTCTCGCGGTGAGAGTTCTTCAAGAACTTCACGAGCGAGAGCCTCCTTGTGGTTTATCACTTGTTCAACCTCGACTGTCTTCTTCACACGGATAAGCCCCCACAGATACCGTTTTTCTTTGATTTGCGGGGTCTTCTTTGTCTCTGTGATATTCTTTGCGCCGAGAATTAATATCGCAACGATATCGCCCAAAATACGGCAATCCTTGGCTACTGAAAGTGTTTCTTCAACAATCTTTTCAGCGTCAAGGGTTATTTTCGGAAGCTGTGAAACAGCCTCCGAGACAAGAATGAGCGTAGCCGTACTCGGCGGTGCGGCTTGATATGTCTTCCCGCCGATGACAATCTCAACGGGCTTTTCAAGGATTGCCGCAGCGGTCTTCTGTTCAATGGTCTTGTTTTCGTTCATCGTCTTTTGAATTTTATCTTGATAAATAGGGGCGGGGGTCGGAATCGAACCGACATTCAACCACACAAAAGCGGTCAGGCTGTGTGGCGGAGAAACCAATGTCTCAACCCCGCTGATTATCCGTTATTCTTCTCCTACGGTGTAGGGCTTCACGGTCTTTCCTGTCGCTGGTTTCAGACAGCGGGCGACATAGTGAAGCAGCTTACCGTCAGCCGTTGAATAACTCTCATCGCATCTGACCACAGCACGGTCAATCTGACAACCCTCACAGGTGTCATCTTCGGGGATGACACGGAAAGCGTGTTCGCCTGAAATCAGACCGTCATTGTCTTCAAACGGGCGGTCTTTCCCTTTCTTGACAAACAGGTCAAATTCAAGCGTATAAGTATTCTTTCCGTAGCGAACATCAACAAGTTCGCCTCCCTCTTCCGTTGCGGTCTTCTCTGAACCCGCTGTCGGTGTCACTTTCGTGGTGTCCTCCTTAGGCGTGTCAATGTCTTTCCACGGTCCCGAAGAAGCGGGCGCACCATTTGTCGAGGTTGTAGTCTGTATCTTACATTTACCCCATGATAAAACTGACATAATACTTTCGTTTTTAAGTTGTTAATTCTGTTTCTTCACGACAGGCGTTATCTCAACCGTTGACCCGTCTTCTGTTTCAAGAAGCGGGAGATAGGTGTCATCTTCCGCCGTGTCAACGGCATCAATATTCGCCGATTGTGGGATGTTCAGAGGCGCATCGTCATCGCCGAAATACCTGTATTGAAGTTTCACGACAATGAAATGTTGATTGATGTCAGGTTCAGCCTCCGTGTAGATCGTCTGTTGCAACCTGAACTTATAACAGGAGACTTCGGCTGTCAGGCTCTCAACCCAAGCATCGGCGAGCTTCTCAATTTCCTCCGTCCGCTGACCGTCTTCAACCTGAACCCCGTTCCCGTATGGGTCAATGTCGGGGACAAATATGTTCACGGTAACAACGCCCGTCTGAATTTCATCGGGAATGCCCGTTGTGAACTTCACGACCGCATCTTCCTTGCGGCTGTCACGGGGGCGGTATCCAGCCCTGTAAACATCGCCCGAAATCATCGTGAAAAGGGTGCTGTCTTTCAGAAGTTGGAAAATATCCCCCTCGACTTGTCTTGATGTCTTTGCCATAGTCTCTCCGTTTAATGAAATCCGAGTTGTTTCAGAAGTCTCGGTACAAGACGCTCTGCCAAAAGTTCTGAACTGTCAAGAACGTCAAGCCCCTTTGCGGACACATAAGCGGCGTAGTTCATTCCCGCCACGACAATGAGACAAATCCCTTTCGGGAACTGTCTCACAAGGCGTTTCACATACGCCGAACCTGTTGAAGAACCCTCTTTGCCCTGCTTTACGGTCTGAAAGGCGGATGTCCTGATTATCCGTCCGTCAACCGTGATGACATAGCCGATTGAACTTCTCAGGTTTCCCGTGCGGTCTTTATATGAGTTGGTCGAACGTGCCCTGTTCAAGACCGTTTCGCCGATATACATCAGATTGCGGATAAGAACCTGTTTCAGGCGTTCCAACTGTTCTTCTGTGTATCGGTCTATTTCCGACATCGGTGTCAACTGTTTGATTGGCATGTTCTTTTCAAGTTATTTTTCTCGAATTCGGCGTATGTGGCGTTTACTTTTCTCATTGGTATATTTGACCGAGTTGAAAAATTAGAGCCGACATACAGCCGCAAATCGCTTTAGACCAAAATCCTCACTTCGCACACGGCTTCAAGCGGTTCAGCCTGAATGACGGAGAACGTCCCAACCTCATTCCCTGACAGGTCACGGAGGCGGAGCTGTTCTGATGTCACGGGCTGCGCCTCAATCAGTATTTCATAGGAGGCAAGCGTCACATGCTCCCCCTTGATGATTGAAAGCTGATTGTATTTCGTAGCCCTGAACTGACACGGTACAGGTTCGCCCCATAACTCAGAAGACGGCTTGACGGGGTAACCCGTCTCAGGGTCAATCCCGCCGCCCGTCTTTGTCTTGAATTCGATTGTTCCGTTCTGAATAATCATAGCCGAGAGCCTTTATATCCGTAAATAGGTTTGTTTGCGCTTCCGCCGTCATCGTCAAAGTCTTTGTACAGAGCTTTTGCGTGACTGCGGAACTGTGTTCTTTGTTCGTCCGTGAAAGAATAGTTCTGACCGCCCTGAGAAATGTCAGGGGCGAAAGACAGCCAAAGTAACAGGTCGGCTTTTGCAAGGTTGTATTCCTTGCTTTTCAAGACCTCCGCTGTCGCCTCCGTGTCAAGGTTCAGCCCCCGTTTCTCAGCCGTATCAACGAGTGTACGGAGAGGAATAGGGTAAGCGTTCAATCCTTTCAGGCTTTCAATGACTTTTGCCATACGTCAAGACCGTTTTAATCCCACTCTGTTCCGTCTGTCTTCACATACAGGTTGCGGTACACTGTATCAAATACGGGGATAGCGTCAGCCTGACCGATTGTTACCTCGCTCTTCGGCTCAACCGTGCCGTATTTCTTGATGACGGTGTGCGCACGCTCCGCTCTCAAAATCAAGTCGTCATTCTCTTGAAGAATGTCATACTGAGTCGAACCGAGACGCTCTGTCTCTGAAAGAATGAGACGCTTGTCGGCAAACGGGTTGCCCGAATCCGATGTCCCGTCCGTGAACTCACGTGTGATAGTCTGGTCAATAACCCTCAACTGAATACCGTTCAGCCAAGCCTGCTTTGCGAGCATGGTGTTGACGGCGGTCAAATCGGGGGTCTGAGCCATTCCCGTAGCGTTTGCGATATAAGAAGCACAAGCCTTGATAATCTGTTCTGCGGAACAAATCCTGTAAAGCTCGTTCAGGTTGATGAACGCGAACTTCGGGTTCAGGCTCTTTTTGTTCTTCGCAAACTCAACAATCTTCACGAAGTCTCCGATGATGTCAGCCGTTGACGGGTTACCCCAGTCTGAACCTGAATTGACTTTCATGTCATCGTCCACATCATAGTCAAGGTCAAATTCATTTGCGAATGTCGCATTCGTGGTGGTCGTGAAGTGAAGAACACCTGCGTTTGAGGCAAGTTTCCATGCGATGTACTCCAACTCAGACTGGACACCGTTGAAACAGAAGTCAACATCGTTGCCCCAAAACTCGACAAGCTGAACTGCGTCTTCGTCCTGAGCAAAGGCGAGGGCTGTCTGATATTCCTTGATTTCGGCTCGTGTCAGTTCACGGCTGATAGAGATGAACGGGATGTCACCCCGTGCGCTCTCGAATATCGGGCGGCGTTTTCTGATGATTGTTCCGTTATCCGTGTGCAGGTCAGCCGCCACATTCTTTTTCTCCAGCTGATTGGTCAGGGTTTTCCAACTGAACCCATTGACTTTCTTGACGGGGAAGTGTGTCCCGAAAAGAAAGGGTTTCGCATCAGCCGAGTTCAGACGGGCTTGAACCATCTGAGAGGTCAAACCCGCAATCATTGTATTTACAACTGTTGCCATAACTTAACCGATTAATAGTTGATGATACCTTTGAGGTGTTTCATGATACACTCAGGCAGGGGATTGTCCTTTGTCACGCCGATTAGCCAAGCGTCCGTGTCAAGGTTTGACTTCGGATCAATCGGCTTTCCTGTGCCGACAAGCGACTGAGGGGTGTGTTTCAGTTTTGAGTCGCTTTCCGTTGCCTGTGCAGCCGCCTCAATGATGAAACCGCCTTTCTCAATCTTGACCCCGAGAGTTGTGCCGACCTTGATTGTGTCATAGGTCTTCTCGGAGGTCACAATCTCTGTTATGGCGTAAGACTTACCGCCCTCATCCGCCATGATGAAGTCTCCGACCTTGAAGTTGTGTTCCTTGCCGACCTTGATTTCAGTCGCTGTCGCTGATGCCTCCGCTGAAAGAACAGCTGTCTTGACAACGTGACAGATTCCGTCTTCGGGTGCGCTCAGAACCGCTCCCTCGTGCAGAAAATCGCCTCCGAGTTCAGACACCTTGACTGAGACACCTCCGCGAATATCCGCTACCTTGTGCATGAAGACACGGCGTGTGCGTGTGTCTTTTCTGCGTTGTACTGTCATTCCCATGATGAATGTCTTTTTGATTGTTAAACATTAGAACGGCTGACCATCAGCGGGCTTGTTGTCACGGTGTGAGATATCCTCTACCTGTTCTTTGGTCAGTTCGTTCCCTTGATTTGTCCGCCCGTTCTGTGCGGCTGGTCTTCCGAAAACAGCCCCTTTGATATGAGTTTCATTGACAAGGCCCTCGACCTCAGAGGAAATCTCGCTGAAAAGCGTGTTGAACTGTTCTTCGGTCAGACCGTCAACAGGTGTGCGCTCGTAGGCTTTTCTGAGTTTCTCGGGCAGCTTCTCAATGACTGTTTGAAGTTGCTGTTTACGGGTTGCAGTTGTGCGGTCAACGTCCCATTTGTTCACACGCTCAGTCAACGCCCTTTGGCTGTCAATAAGCGTCTGCGCCCAAGTCGGAATTTCATCGCCCCCCTGCTGTTGTGTCTGAACGGTCTGCACGCCCCCTTGCTGTCCGCCCTGAGAGCCGCCCCCGTCATCAACTTTAACCCCGTCTTTCAGACCGTACTTCGCCTCGTAGTTGTGTACGGCTGTCTGCTGGGCTTCTGTCGCACGGCTGTCGCCGTAGCTTTCAATAACTTGCTGAATGGTAACCCCCTCGACAGCGGTTGCAACCTGTTCAGCGGTTGTCACAGTCTTAGCCAATTTGTCGGCAATCCTGTTCAAGATAGCTTCACTGACCCCCTGAAATTTGGCTTTCAGTGCTTCTAAAATTTGCTTTTTCATACGAATTTCGTCTTTAACTGATAAGTTTACTCCGACAAAGGTATGGTTATTTTCTCAAAGTGATTACATAATAATCAGAAAAATGTTTGTTTTGTCTCCAAAAAATTTTATGAATGTGCGTTTCGGTCATTTCGGGGCGTGGCGTGTGTATGTCGGGGATTGTTGGGTTAAGTGGAGTTAAAAGTTAACTGAGCAGTGAAATTTTTTCGCGAAAAGTTGATTATTTCCAAAATACTTCACTTATATTTGCATCGTGATTACAATATAAACACTTTCAAGTTATGAAGACAATGAGTTTGGCATACAGCACGAGAGACATCAACCGTAATTTCAGAATTAAGGTTTCAGGCGTTGACGGGGACGGCAACAGGGTTCACAAGCTGGTTGGCGTTTCAGGAGCGATCGCCCTCATCGGTGTTGAGATGTTCAACAAGCTGTTGAAACGGGCTTTCAGTACAATGGACGATGTCTGTGTATGCAAACTCCGCAGGGGTATCAAATTTTCGTTTTACATCAAATAACAGCGATTATGAGTGAAGACAGAAGCATTATCGAAGCGGCATACTTGACGGGCTTTGAACCGTCAGCCGATGACCTGACGGAAGCCGCCCTGTATGAAGAAGCGGTTCAGTTCTTAACGGGAACAACAGTATTAACCAAATAAATTTTTTCAATTATGTCAACAGCAACAACAACACTTCAACAAGGGTTGAACGAAGTAGTGATGAACAAAGTTCAAAAGATGATTGACGGCAAAGCCGTTGGGGTTCAGGCGACAATGGAACGCCTTATCAACGAGGGGAAAATCGCTCAGGACTACATTGCCCCGATAGGCGTGAACCTGAAACAGAAAGACCACAGCCCCGTGATAACGTTCAACGGCGGGGACAGCCTGACGATGAACATGCCTGACGGTCTGTTCTCGCTTCACGACAACGCCATAGGTCAGCTAGCCGACAGAATGGGCGTTCCGCAGCGTTACCTGAGAACTCTCGCTTCGGGCGAGACATGGGCAAAGAACCTTGCCGCCGAAATTCTGAACGAGCACAGCGGCTGGACACAAAGAACCCGTGTTCTTGTCAGGACGGTCGGCACTCAGGTTCGGGGCGTTCTCTCTGACAGCTACCGCCGTCTGAACAGCGTTGAGATACTGACGGCGTTCGTTCAGGAGGCGAGCCGTCAAGGGGCGGTTATCTCTGACGCTTATATGAACGACACGAAAGTATGGGCGGAAACAATTCTTCCGCAGCCTATTGTCATCCCGACAGCGAAGAACGGCGATGTCATCATCTTTGCGGGCGCACGGTTCTCAACCTCTGACTACGGGGACGGGGCGGTCGACATGCGGGCGTTTCTTCTGAACGGGGCTTGTCTCAATGGCATGGTTCGGGAAAGCGTGATGAAACAGGTTCATTTGGGGTCAAAGCTCCCCGACAACCTGCAACTGTCTCAGAGAACGTATGAACTTGACACGAGGACAACCGTCTCGGCAGTCAAAGACCTGACAAAGGGGCTGTTCAGCAGGGACAACCTGATGAAGAAAGCCTGCGAGATACAGGGAGCGTCCGAGATTGACGTTGACTTTGAACATGAGTTGAAGAAGCTGACCCGTGACGGCGGTCTTTTGAAGTCTGAGGGAAAGGAGGTTGAAAAAATCCTCATGCGCAACGACCCCGAAGACGGCGTTCAGGGCGGGGCGACCCTTTGGAAGCTCACTCAGGCGATAACGGCGCACGCCCGTGAACTGACCCCTGAAAGAAGCCGCGAATTACATGAGATTTCGGGCGCACTTCTCAACCGTGTGAAATTACAGGCATAAATAACAATCGCCCCGCAAATCTGTCACAAGACGGGCTTGCGGGGCTTAACATTCAGAAGACAATGAAGACAGAAGCAATTCAAAAACTCAAAGAAAAACACCCCGACACCCTGTTCATTTTGAGGAGCGGGGATTTCTATTCACTTTACGGGGAAGACGCTAAGACCGCCTCCGCTTGTCTCGGCTTGACGCTGACAAAGACCGTTGACGGCGAGTTTCAGACAGTGTTCAAACATTCAGAACTTGACAGGTATCTCCCCAAACTCATCAGGGCGGGACACCGTGTCGCAATATGTGATGAACCCTGAAAAGCGTGTTTTCGTCAGCGAGAAACAGATTAAAACGGGATTATCGCTGACGATAATTCATTTATCAAGGGTTATCGCTGATTATCGCTGTATTTCCTTTACTTATAAGTAAAGTACAGTAAAGTAAAATAGAGTAAAGTAGAGTAGAGTATAGATAAATAAATTTATCCCTATATAGAACCCCTAACGGGGTTATGTCTAACATCGCCTGATGTTAATCTGATGACAACAGGCGCAAAAACAGAGAAAAAAGAATGAGAACGATCTACCGAGTGAGGTTCAAAGGACCGCCCCTGAGCGGGGACGAAAGAACGGAGTTCTTCTTCACGTCCCTCGCCGCAATTTATGAGGTCTTCACGGCTGAACAGATAGGATGCAGGGTCAACCGCCTGTATAACATCGGGCTTCCTGACGGGAAACCGTACAGGGGGCGGCGTTGTGAGATAAGCCGTGAAGATATTCACAGCAAAGCGCAGAAAGCCCCGAATACGGGCGCAAATTTTTCAGATGATAGTTTACACGAACAGAAAGAGTAAGGCGTTTTACGGGCGTATTCGAGAAAAATAACTCAGTTCTGAACGGTTACGCCTTGAAAACCTTATCTTTGCAAGGCTAAATTCATATTTGTGTCATGAAGAAGAATATGCCGCTTGATTGGACGCCTATTATCGAAGAGAATATCAATAATAGGTTTGAACGTGCGTTAAGAAGAACATACGAGTTCCTTCCTGAGAATTTAGACAATCTTATAAACAGTAGAAATTACAGAAGTTATGAAAATTCCGAAGATAGTAACAGAGACGGCAGAGAAACACGGTCTGAACGGCGTGTCATTTGTCGGAGAATATAATGGGGCGCGTGTCTTCATTGAAAAGGGCGTGACGGATGAAGACGGTTTCCCCGTCCCAACAGGTCTGCCAGTGCTTATTCTGTTGAAAGACGGGAAAACTGAGGTTATTTCAGGACTGAAAGCCCTTGAACTACTTGACCGCTTTGAGTAGTCGTTTGGCGAATTTTGTGCTGATGATTTTGTCATCAATTCTCATTACGCCGATCATGTCTTTTTTCATTCGTTTCAGGTAGTCGGAGAATGAACCGCCACGGCGGGCTGATTGAGGGTCAAACCAAAGTAGCTCGCCGTTCTTCTGTCTCTCAACAATGAAGACATGCGCTCCGCTTCCTTTCCCTTTCCATACGCAATAAATCTCATAACGCCCCTGTTCGGCTGTCTGCGCTTCAATGAAACTGAGCTTGGCTTTCTCCGTGTCTTCTCTCAGAGACCTTGACCAAGTGTAGTCAGCTTTCTTCCCGTCTGATGTCAGAAAGCGTTCCGTCCACTTGATGTTGTTCCGTGAACAAAACCTGTCAAAGTCACGTGTATATTTTGTGACCAACGGATTTGCTGACGCTTCAACATCAAAGCCCCTGCGCCTGAGTTCAAAAGACAGCGTACAGGTCTGACAGTTGTGATGATACCCTTTTGTCACAGCGTCAGTGTCGGTGTAACTTGGGTTTGATTTTCCTCTGTCAGCTTCTGTGAAATTCATGATTTTCCCTTGAATTACGGGCAGGGCTTCTGATAATTCTCTATTGTTTGCCCGCTGTTCAGCCGTGAAGTTTGCGTTCGCCTTGTTAAATTTCATTGCGGTTTCATATTCTGCAAATGTGTCATAAGGCATTTTCATGGCGTACAGGCTCAAATAATTCTTCGGGAGATATTTCATGTTGTCACTCAGGAAATAAGGCACAGAATAGCTTCTTTTTGCCCGTTCTTCATTGTCATCAAGCCATTGTTTGAACTCTTTCGGAACATCCCTGACTTCATTCTCGCCGCCCTGAACAGGTTCTTTCCCGTCCATTATCCGCCTGTTGTCCTCTGCCATTTCTTCCTCTGTCTTCAAGATTGTTTCAACATGGCAGCGGCAATGGGGATGCCAGCCCGTGAACTTGAAGTCTTTCGGGTAGCAGCCCCTGCCCCTTGTGTTGGTGCTGCCCAGCGGTGCGCTCAGCTCATCGCAGATGTCGTGAAATGGCTGACCGTTCAGGGTGTGATTGTTTGACAGGACAATTCTTATCCCGACAACGAAATCAAGGTCTTGCCAGCGTGTGAAGTCAGCCGTCCGATAGGCGATATTTGTTTCTGTGGCAGCGAGGCGGCGGGCGTTCTTGAATGAGGAACGGTAAACGCCCTGACCTGGATGGAACGCTGCCGCACGCCTTGACAGCTGCAGAACCCCGTGTTCATCCCTGACACGCCTGAACAGCATGTCGGGGTGTTTGAGATACTGACGTAGTTCCCGTGTCATGTCTTCCGCTGAAACGCCGTTTCTTATCCCGACATCAAGACCGAGTTCAATTTCATCTTTGAACTGTTCCGTATAACGCCAAACCCTGTCTGAGAGTTTCAGCCCGTTTGTCTTCCGTTGAATGAACGCTTCACGGGCTTCATCGTTTGTCGAGAAATAACGGCGGTATTGAGCCTGAGACAGCTTGCCGATGTTGTCCCCGAAGACCTGACGGGCGAGTTCGCTGTTCTTGTTGTTTGAAAGCGTCCAAGCCGTCTCAATCCCGTTGACAATAGCCGCCGTAAGGTCACTTTTCAGCCCCGACAACAGCTTTTCTAATCTTTTGCGTGTAATTGGATAGTCGTCAAAAGAAAAGAGCCTGTCGGGGTTGAAATCGCTTATGCTGACCCCGAGACGTGCCGCCTCTTTGACAGCCGCCTCGTACACCCGCTCAATCTCCTTGTCGAGGGCTGAAAGGTTATTCAGGTGTTGACGCTCCCATTTGTCAAGTTTAGCCATTGTCGGTCTCCCGTTTTATGAAATGTTCGCACTGAGGGTCTGAAAGAAACCTGAGATATTTCCCGTCCGTATAGAACGGACAGCGGCACATGAACGGTTCGCCCTTGTAGTTCTTCTCGCACCAATCATAGCTGTGTGCGCAGTCACGGCATTGAAACTGCGGCTGTTCTTTCTTTCTCGCCTGTTGTCTTCTTGTCGTTCTCATATCCGTTCCCCCTTTCTCATTCAGTCATGTTGAAACTGTCAAATGTGTCTTCTTGCTTGATTTCTTGGAGCGTCTTGTCAACGTCATCAGTCTTTCCGTACCGCTCAATGGATTCACGCTGCGACATAAGAGGTTTACCGCCGTTGGCTGTCATCAGATTGTTGATGTCATCCTTTTCATCGGAGATTGTGAACGGGGTTATCAGAATTTCAACGATAAGAGCGTCAATGTCGGCGTGGTAACTTTCTCCAAAGACAATTTTCGCAAAGGCTTTGAGAACATTCACTTCACGGTCGAGGAACTCAATCAGCGGTCCTTTCTCATCGTTGACTTTCAACTGCGCATCAATGAAAAGCTGCTTGCGGCTTTCCCCTGATAGGGCGACCTGCGACATCTTCTCGTATGACCAATCAGGGAGTTGAAGCATCGTGAAAAACAGGTTTCTCAATTCTGAGACTTGGTATCTCAGGTTCTCAACAGCCTGTTGCCATGTGACGTATTGAGCCGTTGAACCTTTGGGGTATTGCATGACCGCTCTCGCTTCTTTGTTCGGATCTTTCTCATCGCCGTAGGCTATCTGTTCATCAGCGAAGACACAGAACAGAGGCTTTGAGTTCTCGCGGAGATAATTACCGTTTCGGCTCAAAGACCACTCCATTTCATAGACCGTGTTTGAGTTGTGTTCCCATATAGGGTACGGTCTCCAAGCGTAAACAGCGGGTATTTTCAAAAGCGTGATGTCTTCATTCTCTGTCTCAGTCCATGAACCGCTCTCGGTTGACCACTTGATGTGCTTTGTTGCCGTGTATGCGTCAAAGAAACGGACAGTCTTTCTCCCTTTCTTTCTCTGATAGCCGACAGACATTGCAATCATGTCCCCGTATTCATCAAAGAGCGGATACAGGTCATCGCCCAACATGGGAGAGAATGTGCGGCAGCGAAATTTCAGCGGGCTTTCAACACCGTACAGCTTGTTTTTCTGTTCAATGGCGTACCAAAGCGTCATAATCTCACACCCCGCAAAGAACTTGTTGAAACGGTCTATGTCAACGCTGTTGATGCGGTTCTTGTCAAGAACGCCCGTGATGAACCTTGCGACTTGTTTCTGTTTCTCATTGTCAGGCTTGAAAATTCTCTTTATCGGGATAGCCGTGACAAGTTCCGTCATTCTCTTTGAAGCGAGCTTCTGAAAGCCGAGCGCAATGCGTGTGACGGGCTGAATGCCGTCTTCCGTCACGACATCAGGATATTTCGCCTTGTTCATGACAGGGTGCATCAGAGCGTTGTACTCCGTTTCAATTCCCTTTTTACCGCCCCACAGGGGGACGTTCAAGGTCTTTTCACTCAGGGCGGCTATCTTCTGGTCAGCCGTCATGTCTGAACTTAAAATTTCTTCGATTGTCATTGTTCTTTTGATTTGATGATTAAACTTCCGTTATCTGCGTATCATTTTAGCCACCCTGTTCAGGTCAATAGCCTTTCTTGTCTGAGCGGGGTAGAAAGTGTTAGCCAGAGCGTCAAACTTGTCAGGGCTTCTTCCGAGACGGGCTTTGATGTCTTCTTTCGGCTCAATCAAAATCTTACCGTCAGAGCGGAAAGACCATTTGATTTCCGTTGCTTCTTCATCAAACCTGTCATCGGGCGGGAGCATTGCGCCCGTATTGTTCTTCGGGTTGAGCCAATCACGAACGCACCAAAACAGGTACGCCCGCATGTTCGCGAATTTGTATTGTCCCGTGATGTCTGTCAGGTCACGCCCGCTGTGCGCCTTTGCGCCCTCTGAATACTTGCAGCTGATGATGTATCGGGGTTCTTCTTCAAGTTCGATACAACGGCTGTAAACGCCCGCTCCCTCGCCGATTGTGTCAATACTGACGAATAGACCGATGTTTCGGCGGCGGTATGACATGATGCTGCCCGCCACTTTCATGTGATCCGCCACTCCGCCTGAGTTATGAGCGTCAAAAGAACCGACCCAATAATCACGGCGGAGAACATAACAGGTTGAGTCGCGCCCCATGCCCGCAACGTCAACGCCGAGAATGTTCGTGTCAGCCCTGAGAGGTTCTCGACCGCCAGCCTGTCTCCAACGCTCATGCGCTTCTTCAAGCCATTGTGCGGGGATAAGCGTGTCTTCATCAACTTTCGGGAACAGCCCGAGTACTTTCTTTCTGAACAGGTCTTCGGGGCGATACCACTGACCCTCAAACTGAAAGTCATCCATTTCTGACCTGACTTCATCAGGCTGTATCTTCGTACACCAATTTTCAAGTTTGTCCAGCACCCAATCATAGTCAACTTGCCCAGTTATGACCGTTTTTCGCTGAACAATGTTCGGGGCTGTCAGGCTGTTCAAACGGAATTTGTTCCAGCGGTCGCCTTTCTGAGACTTGGCGGCATATCCGACTGTCGTGTTCGGGTTGAAGACAAGAAGAATGCGGCTGTCGCCCTGCAGGTTTCCCTCAATGGCTGAAAAGGTATCATCGCCTATACCTGTCGCCTCTGTCACGATGAACATTGTGTGAACGGCGTGAAATCCTGACCAAGCCTCGTGGTTGTGTTCATCAGCCTTGAAGCCCGTCAAAAACCATTCATCGTTGTCTGTTCTGATGTCATAAGTGTTCAAACGACCTGGCAGGACAACGCCCCGTGCCTTTGCCCTGTTGAAAAGACGGCTTATCTCAGGCATCATGATGTTCTTTACCTGACGGTCTGTCGGGGCTGTCAAGGCGACCTTTGTGTTCTCGACAAGCTCAATCTCCCCCTGTTCATTCCGTCTCCAGCGTGGGGTCAAATACAAGAAACAGAGAGCCGCACAAGCGGCAACGAAATCCTTTCCCCGTGCCGTTCCTGACGCAACGGATGTGCGTCTGTTATGCTGAACGCTTGACAGGATTTCTTGCTGCTCGGGGTCAAGGGTCACGCCGAAAGCATCTCTGACGAACCTATTCCAATCAGTTCGCCACAGGTTTATCAGTTCAAGACCCTTTGCTCGGAGTGTTGTCTTCTGTTTCTTCATTGAGTTATTTTTTGCGAATTCGCTCTATGTCGGCGTTTCGTTTTTGTTTGGTAAATTCATACGATTGAAAGATTTGAGAGCCGCATTCGGGCGCAATCGGGCTTATTCATCGTCTGACGGTGTGCCGTCTTTATCAAGAAGCCCGCTTTCAACAAGCAGAGAAGTAAAGGACACGTCCCCGCTGATGTCTTTCTTTTCAGGGGCGTAAACACCGAGAATTTTGCGCCTTTCCGCAAGCTGTTTCCTGATTTCAGCTATATAAGACGGGTCGCCGAGACAGATGACATCCGTGTCCGTCCGCTCTGTCTGATAAGTTCTGATTGATGTCTGTCCCGTCTGATTGTCACGGGTCGGAGAACCTTTCTGCCTGCGCTGCGTCTTGTTGTAGTCCGTCTTTGATTTCTCCCACTGCCCCCACAGTTCACGGACAGCGTCATCAATTCTTTCAAGTTCAAGGGTCACGATGTCATCCATGTCTTTGACCCTGTTCTCCCGCCATTCTTGAAGAAGCGTGTTCACGTCTTTGTGGACGGTGGCGAGGGAATAAGACGGGAGTTCAAGACGCTTCATGACCTCTGACTGAATTTTTCTGAGGCTGTTCCCACGCTTGTACATCTCTGCCACGATTTCAAGGCGTGCCAGCTTTATCTGATTTCTTCTTTTCTCCTGTGCCTTGCTCATAGTTCTTTTGTCATTGATAGAAAGTTCTGATAAAATTCAAGGTTGCAGCTTGACAGTTCGATGTATGTCTTCCCGCATTCAGGGAACGTATGGACGGCAAAATGGCTTTCACAAAGAAGCCACAGAGCCGTGTAGCCCTGCGGTTCAAAGTGATGTTCTGTGCAACACAGAATGTTGAACCCAGCCTTTCGAAGAAGCATGTCAAACTGTTCTCTGAGGGCGGTCGGCTCTGTTTCGCTGATCCACTGTGAATGATTCCAAATCTTAGCTTGCATGGCGTGTCATTCATTTGAGGTCAGTTCATTGTCGGAGGTGTCTGTTTCAGCCGTGTCGAACAGTTTCATGTCTTCCTCCGTGTATTCAATTCTCGGGAACTCATTCTTGATGTTCTTCGGGTTGCCCTTGAAGAACACGAGAATGTGCTGATGTGTCTTCGCAACCTTTCTTGTTTCCATGTACCGTGCGGCTCTCAGGGCTGTTGAAGCGGTCTGTTCAACAAGGATGATTTCATTGTACAGGAGAACGCCCGCTTCTTTGAATATCCGCTTGATGTCGCCGCAGAAGTCATAATAAAACCCCGTCTTTTTGTCACGGACATCGCCGACACAGATGACAGCGAAGCGGTCTTGTTTCAGACAACTTATTGCGGCTGTGAAAGCGTTTTTCAATATCTGAATGAAGTCTTCATAGCTATCCTGATTGCTTGCGTCATTCGGGAGGTCAGAATAAACTTCAAGGTCAAAGTATGGCGGGCAACTGAACAACAGGTCTTGACTTTCAGGTTCAATGTGCTTTGCCACGTTCTGACCGTCATCGCAGATATAACGGGCGGTCATGTCCGCAACCCTTTCATTGTTTAATTTTGCCTGTTCCGCTCTCAGTTCAACGCCCGTGAACTCATTTCCGAGATAGGCTGACACAAAGCCGAACACGCTGTCTCCCGCGAAACAGTCAAATGATTTGCAGCCCTTGAAACTGAACCAACGACAGACGATTTCCGCCATAACGGGGTCAAGGATAGAAACACCCTGAGCAACGATTTTTGCCTGTTCACGTTCAAGGTCTTCTTTCGGGACATATTTCTCTATGTACTCCCTGAAAGACAAGCCGAGTTCTTTCCTGTGTTCGCGGGTTCTTTGATACAGGTCTTTGTACTTGATTTCAAGACTTGTCACAAGCGTATCGTTACGGCTTTCGCCCATATCCCCGATAAGGTCATACCATTTCTTCTTTCTGTCTTGCCAATAACCCTTGCGGGTGTCAAGGATTGAGAATGGGGGAATGACAAAGCGGTCAAACAATGATGATTCGGGTGCGCTGTTCGGGAGTGAAGAACCGCCGCTGTTGCCCTCTGGGTTGTCTTCCCATAAGTCTAATCCCCAATCAACAAGTTCAGACGTGTCCCATTCATTGGCAAGAGCGTCCATATCCCACTCTCCGTAACCGACATTGTCTTTAATGATGAACTCCCGCTGTTCAGCGTCTGTCAGTTCAGAAGCCTTGATGATGTGTGCTGTTGGGCAGTCAAGCCATCTTTCCCAATATCTCCGCAGTATGTCCCGCTCGGCTTCCGTCTTCTTTTCATAGCCTGAACACTTACCGAGTTCAGTGTTGATTTCAGCGGGGGTCATCTCTGAAATGTGCGTCAAAGCCCGAAGACGCATGTTCCCGCCGAGAACTGTCATTGTGTTGTCAACGACAATCGGACGGAGTTCAAGCATCTTCGGGAGAACAAGAATAGACCTGACAAGTTTCTCAAACTTGTCGTTCATGATTTTACGGGGGTTCGCCTCGTTTACCTCAATCTGTGATAGGTGTACAGTTTCTGTATTCATAACCGTTTTGATAAGTGTTTACATTGTAAGCACAAAAGTACGCAAAACGATTATAATATAATCACATCAAGGCAAAAAAGGGGCTTTTTCGGGGGCAAATTCCCCTGAAATGGCTGTTTTTATCAGTTTTATTGTCGCTGTCTTGTACAGGTCTTCGGGTGTTGTTCTGAACACACGCCACCCCATGAGCGTTGCCGTGTTGTATTTCTCAATGTCCCCGAGAAAGCCTTTGGGCGAGGTGTGTCGTCCGCCTGACCAAACACCGCCCTCAACTTCAAGTGCGATTTTATGTTCAGGTATGGCGTAGTCAAACCGCCATTTCCTGACGGGGTGGAATTTGAACTCTTTCACGCACTCCACTTTTAGGTCTGTCTTGCAGATGACCGTGAAAACGTCACGGACGGGCGGTTTAGAAGCCGCCTGATGCTTTTTTCTAACCGTTGCGATACTTTTACCGTCTTTCATATTTCAATTCAAATCTGGGCTTCTTTCGGGCTTCTAAGACAGAAAGGGGATTTAACGCCCCCTTTCATGTCTCTGTCTCCCGTCTGTCAGCCGTTGTTTATATTTTATCAGAACGGCAGATCGTCATCGTCAACCGCCTGTGTGCCGTCAACCGTTGAAGTGATGTTCATCTGAGGGGTTGGGCGGCGTTCCAACTGTTTCATACCTCCGATAATCGGTAAGGCTCTGCGCTGTTCTTCTGTCAGGGCTTCAAACTTCTCTTTGTCAAGTGAGACTTTGACACAGTGAGTTTCAGAGAACTTTGGGTTCTCCATTTCAATAGCCGTCATGTTCAGATAAACGCCTTTCTCGCCGACAAACAGTCCGCTTTCATCAACAGGGATAATCAGACAGCGTTTTGTCGCCGTCTTCCCTTTGAGGTTTGTCACGAAAGCCCCCTGCAATTTCAGGAGGTCTGTTTTGATTGAAAAATTTGCCATAATTCTTGTTTTTATTTCGATTTAATAAGTAATTCCGTAATTCGTTCACTTCATTTGCGTTCAGGCTCAATGACCGCCCTTTCTTCTTCTCTGAGGGTTGCTCCGTGTCCTGAACCAAAACGGCTTCCGTCTCTGAACCCTCTGAGGGTGCAGCCGCTCCCTGTAAGGTGGATATTCTTTTCTTCCGACAGGGTCAGGGAAACAGATTTCAATGTCTCCGCAGATGACCAGCGGTTCGCATATCAGCTTAAATTCTGTCACGCTGTTCATAATGCTGCAAATTGATTGTTCAGTTCATTGATTTTCTTCTGATAATAGTCTTTCAGGGCTTCTTTGATTTCTCCTTTGGCTTCCTCATAGAACTTGACATACTGCCCCTGAGTGAAGCCGCCGTCCATGTCGGGTGTTCTGAAATAGATTGCCTCTGTCTTTTCAACCCGTTCTATCTCGTTGTTGATGCGCTCAATTTTTTTCATTATCGCATGAGCCTTTTCAAATGTTTCTTTTTCCATATCACGGTGTTTTTAAGTGAATAATTTCAGTTGTACGGGTCTTTTCTTGATTGTCCGTTCATACCGTTTACAGCGGTCACGATAGGGGCATAACCCGTTCTTTGCCTGTGTGAACTTCTCATGCCATACCTCCCAGTCTTTGGTTGTTTCATCGCCAAACATGAAGCCAACCAAATCCATACAGAAGAAGCCTTTCCCCTCTGTCTTGTCATCATGAAGCGAGACAAGTCCGTTTCCTTTCGGTCTCATGGTCTCAACTGTTTAAGAAGCCGTTCAAGACCCCGCCCGTCTTTAATGCTTTTGCCTGTCGCCCAGCCGCTGTACGGGAAGAAAGTCACAACATGACCCCTGTGTATGAATTGTATCTGAATGTTGTCCCGTTGAATGACCTCAAAGCCGAGTTCCTGAATGCGTTTGACCGCATGTTCAAGTCTGACGGGTTCAAGTCTTCTTTGTCTCTCAATGTTTAATCTTGCCATATCTCGGTGTTTTTTAAGTTTTATTCAAACAATGTCAACTGATGCGGGTCAAAAACATCTTTCAATTTCAAGATTTGTTTCAGGGCTGTTTTCAGATTCGGAATTGCGCTTGACATCTTCACAACATTGCCCCAATCATCATATTCCTGCCTGCTTTCGTTGTTTGTTATCTCCCTGACGCATTTTTCTTCCAAACATTTCAGAGCTTCAAATATGCTTTCTCTTTCATTTTGAAAGCCTCTGTTCATGTCATCAACAAATACACAAGCATGACAACCTCCTGAAAAATGAAAATTGTAATCTAAACCATACTCCCATTTCCCGTTTGGAGACTGAGCTGTGCTTATTATAAAAAAACAGTCTTTACCTTTCCAATTGACAGGTTGATTTGGTGTTAGACAAACATCGTGTATATTAAATTTGAAACCATTGTGCTCAAACACTATTTCAGATGAAGAGTGTTGTTTGCACCATAAACACCATTCTTCAAACGTGAAAATCTGACCTGTACAAATGCATTTATGATGCACTGCGTTAGTTCTCAATCTTGCCATAACTTCGGGTTTTGTCTATCGTTGATAATCTTCTGAACTCTCGCTATTTCGTCATCAATGACCTTTTCAAGTCTCTTGCTCTCTGTAAGGGCTGAACTTGATTTTGTCTTGAAGTACTCTTTCTGTTTGTCTCTCATTCGGACAACAGCGTCAAAAAATTCTTTCGGTTTCATATCAATGTCAGTTCTTCGGGTTTGCACGGATACCAATAACTGTCTTTGTTGAGAAAGACACAACGTCCGTATTTCCACAGCTCGTTGTCTTTGCTGATGCCTATCACTTCAAACGGACCGAATGTGAACCCGCTCACGTTTGTGAACATAACTCTGTCGCCGACTTTTATGTCCCTGTCGGTCTCCTGAATGTCTGATAGCCGTTCAACAAACGTCATGTCCTGACGGCTCTTTATCCATTCATCTGTTGTTCTTCTGCTTGTTGTCATAATCTGTCTGTCATTTGAGTTTATATGCTGTCAGAACGGGCAGTCTTCCTCTTCCTCCCCGAAAGGCGGGAGATCGTCCCAATCAAAGTGAGCCGCTTCAAAGGCTTCCTGCTCGCGCCGCTTGATTTCTTCCTGTAAATGGTTTGAGTTGTCCCAAACAGGCTCTTGCCCGTTTGTATAGGGTGTGTAACGCCCGTTGTTCAGATTGTATTTGAACAGAGCTGTCCCGCACTCCCCGAGATGTCTGAACTTCACTTTCTGAATGTGAACTTCAACGGTGTTTTCAAGGCGGTTTCTGTGGACAACGATACCGAAATCAGCCTTGTTGAAGAAGTTCGCCGAGCCTGATATGTCATACAGGGTCGGAGCTTCGATGATGCCGTCTTTGTTCTTCGGCTGTTTTGTCGGGTGCGCCATGAGGATTATCAGGATGTCATTCATTTGAGCGAAATTCGTCAGCTTGTCAAGAAGCCTTGAAATGTACTTTGTCTCATTCTGCCCCTCGCTTTCATCTTCAAGCCTGTTGTAGGGGTCAATGACAAGGGCTTTGATACCCTTTCTTCTGACAAGGAATTTCGCCCGTTCAAGAATTGTCTCCACCCTGTAATCCTGTTTCGGAGCGATAAAGAAGAAGTTCTGTTCAAGATGTTCTTTGACCTGTCTGTACTCGCCGAAAGTCAGCGTCTCCTTGCCGAACTTCTTCCCCGTGAACTTCTCAATCAGTTTTGAGGCGTGATAAGCGAGAGGGGCGTTCTCGGGGCTGAAATAAGCGAAACGCCACCCGTAGCGCATGTTCAGCCGCTCGGCAATCTCATCGATGAACTCAGACTTTCCACTGCCTGGAATACCCGTCACGATACAGAGGCGTTTTGTCTCAAATGAACAGAGACGGTCAAAATTGTCATGCCCGATTGTCACGCCTTTCTGCATACCGTGTTCAAACAAAGCGTCAAGGCTCTGTTCAAAGTCTGAGACTGAAAAAACTCCCTCCAACTTGATTTCAGGAGCGTCAGCGAGACACTTCAACAGGCTTTCACGCCCATACTTTATCAGATGTTCATTTGCGTCCTTACAGCCCTCGCCGTATTCAAGAACCCGACACCGTTCAGCCCCGAAACGCCTTATCAGTTCATCTTTCAGAATGACCCCTTTTGTGTCAGTGTCGGAGGCTATGTAGATCGTCTCTTTGTCATCAAAGTATTCCTCGATATAATTGTCAAGATAATCAAGGTTTGAGTTCGCTCCGTTCGGAACACTCACGACATCATGCCGCCCGCATTCAAAGAAAGACAGGGCATCCATTTCCCCCTCCGTGATGATACATTCTTTTGTCCCCTTGATGTTGTCAATCCCGTATGGGAGAAGTTCTGCCCCCTGACACAGCTTGAAACATTTGTCTCCCGTCCTGAACTTCGTGTTCACGAGTTCCCCATTGTGATAGTAGTTGAACTGAACCGTATTGATTTTCCCGTTCTTCTGTGGCATCCATTCTTCCCCCTCCGTGATTTTCATCGCTCTCAGGGTCTGTTCGCTTATGCCCCGACCTCTGAACCATTTCAGAAGACGGTCTGAGAATGAAGAACAGGTCTGCCGTTGGGCGGGCTTCTTGTACACGGGCTTCTGATGTCTTATCGGTGCTGCGTTCCGCCACGGGCGGTCTTCTTTCTCCCACGGCTCTTTTTCAGCCGCACAACCAGAGAACCCGCAGTAGTGACAGTTGAACTCGCCTGTTTCAAGATTGATTGAAAGGCTTTTGTCCCGCTTGTCACGGCGTTGCTCATGACATTGGGGGCAAAACACCTTTCTGTTCCCTGAGTTCCCGTATGGGGCTTTTATGCCGTATTTCTCCCAATTCATTCTCATAACAGAACCCAAGTTTTAGTTTGACTGTCCCAAGCGTGTCTCTCAGACGGGCGGGGAGGGGCTGTTGGCGGTATTGTTGCCTTACCCGTCCCGTATGTTCTCCTGCCTGTCCCGTCATAATATTCGCCGACACCGAGCTGAACGCCCGCCGCCTGTGAACCACTCTGATGACCTCTCGCCCCTCTGTCATTGTCATAATTCCCCTCCTGAACCTTGACCCAGTTTGAACCGTTGTCAAAAAGCCAATCAAATGTCGCAGTCCAGCCCGTCTTGTTAGGCTGTCGCCCCGTCAGAAAGTCAGAAGCCTGAACACGCTCAAAGAGACTGCGTGTGGCTTCAAGCATCTGTTCCTCTGTCTCAACTTTGAATTCGTCAAGACGGCACCTGATTTTCTTCCGCCTGTTGTCACTCAAAGTTTTTAAGCGAGGAAGAGAAACACAGACTTCATTCCACAGGTCGGCGATACCCTGATAAGGGTATATTCTATTCTTCTTTCCTTTACTCTCTTTTTCTTTACTTTCCTCTATTTTACTCTCTTTTACTTTACTATCTGTGTTATCGCTGCGATAACCGCCCGATTTGCCGTTTTCAGCCGTGATAACATCTTTTTCAGAACCGTTTTTCTTTGCCATAAGCCGTGAAAGCCTCTCCCTGTCTCGTTCTCGCTTTGTTATCAATCCCGAAAACCGTCTCTGATGCGCTGCGCTGAAAAGACGGTTTTCATCGGTCATTTGAAGAAGATTGATTTTGAGACAGTAGTTCACAATCTCATCGAGTTCATCAACGGTAATGTCGAAGTCGGCGGCAAGAAGCTCTTTGTTCACTTCATCAAAGTCAAGTTCAAAGAAGTCAGTGTCGGTCAGCGTTTCAAGAATGAAACACCACACGGCGTAGCCCTTGTGTGAGAAATTGCGGCGCAGGGCTTTGACTTTAACGTCATTCCTCATGTCCGCATCATGGCTGAAATACTCAGCGTTGTTCTTTGTCGGTCTTGCCATAGCCTGATGATTTTAGAGGGTTGCCAAAATTGATTTGCGGAGTTTCTCATTCTTCTGATTCCATTCAAATGAGCGGATCATCCATTGACGGTAGTTCAGGGGTATGTCCGAAATCCTGTTTCCCTTGTATTTCCCGAAAGGCATGATTTCAATCGGCGCAGCCGCCCGTGCGTCAATCGCCTGAGTGTCTTCACGGGTATAGTGACCGATGTCTGAAATCGGTATGCCTGACAGAAGCCGTCCGCCCGTCCCGAACATGCGCCACATCTTGCCCTGTTCAAACGTGATGTCTTCAACACGACCGAAACGCTCAACGTTCCCGCCGATGTCAACAATCAGTGCGTCCTCCTTATCAGGGTCAATTCTTGTCGCACGCCCGACAATCTGATAATACAGGGCGATAGAAGCCGTAGAAATGCCCAAGACAATGCAGTCGATACCTGTATAGTCAAATCCCGTTGAAAGCACCCTGACGTTGAAAATGACCCTTATTTCGCCCGCCCTGAAACGTGTGATGACCTGAGAACGCTCGTTCTTGTCCATATCCCCGTAGATGACCGCTGAGTTCGGGTATTTCTTTGACAGGGTTATTGCGTCTTCAACAGAGGGAACAAATACGAGGATATGTTTCCGCTCCGTGTGTCTGTCAAGAGCCTGAAAGACCTGTTCAGAACCTCCGTTCGCGTCATAAGCCCTTTGAACGCTGTCTTCCGTGTACTCTGACTTTGAACTGTTGAAGACAAGAAGACTGCTGTCGAACCCCGTTGTCTCATATCTGAGCGGAGACCAGAAACCGAGCCTGACCATTTCAGAAACCTGACCGACATGGATTATCTCCTTGAAGAAGTTCCCTTTCTTTGAACGGGAGGTCAACATGACAAGTTTTGAATAAGTGCTTCCGTCTCTGTCCCTGTTCGTTTGAAGTTTCACAGGGGTAGCCGTGATGCCGAGAACATGAGTGATGCCGCTTTCTGACAGGAAACGCCCTAACATGCTGTCAGCCTCACGGGGGTACAGGTGCGCTTCATCAATGAGCATTTTTGTGAAGCCGAGAGACTTGAATTTAGCCCCGAGATTTTTGATTGAGCCTATCGTGGCATAGGTTATCTGTGCGATGTCTTTTCGCCCGAAACTCGCGCTGTAAATGCCCGCATTCAGGGCGAAATCCCCACACAGCGAACAATACTTCAAATAGTTCTGTTCCAGCAACTCTTTTGAGGGTTGAAGAACAATCATGTTATCGTTGCTGTTCTTCGCGACAAAAGCCGTCAGAATTGATTTTCCCCATGCTGTCGGGAGAACAATCAAACTCGGCTTCGGCTTCTTCTCATTGAAGAACTGAACAGCCTTGTTTATCGGCTCTGTCTGATTTTCTCTGAGTGTTATCATATCTGAGAATAAAGAACCCCGTATTTAGGGCTAACCACGCATAAACAGCAAGCGTTGGAGACCTTTCGGCTGTTCCACCCATGTACGGAGTTCATATAAGTTTTTAATCTGTTCATTCGGTTATCGCAAAGATAAAGTGTTTACATTGTAATCACTTTAAGTCAAATGAAATTTTTTAAGGTCTCTGAAAGTTCAGACTTCGAGAACGGCTGTTTCGCTCTCAGTTTCTTTAAGAGGATGTTGGCGAGACGAACCTTGTTGTAAGTTCTCGTGTCCCGTTCCTCAACCTTGACACCGTTTTTCCAAGCCTCAATGTATTGGATAATATCCTCCATCTGCTTGTTTGAAATGATATACATACCTGTCTGACCTTTCTTTGATTGAACCTTATTTCAACAGGAAACGCCGTGCGCCCTGAACCTCTCTCGTGAACTCCGCAACCATTTCGGGATGCGCTGACTTGAAAGCCTTGTCATCAAACTTCATTGACGGCTTCGGAGCTTTCCATGTCGCTATGGTCTGCCCCCCGTAGCTGATAGCCTCTGCGTCCCCGAAACCGAGCTTTATGCGGTCTTCAAGACCTGTTTTGATTTCATCAAGTTTGGCTATTTCTGCCTTGACCTCTTTCAGGCGTTCATAATCGGCGAAGATTTCGTCATTCACTTCAACAATCTTCCCGTCCGTGTGTCTGTTGAACTTCAAAAGAACATCTTGAACGGTTGTCGCTTCGGGTTCTTTCTTCCTCTGAATGTTGTCCGTCCAGAACTTCTCAACTTCTTCAACAATCCACCCGTAGAAGTCAGGAACAAAACTCAGGTCTTTATATCCGAACTCACGTCCTGAACAGAGCCAAGCCAAGCTGCCCTCCCTGAGACCAGCGACACCGAGCTGATACTGAACCTGACAGAACCAATGTTTCGGAAGGTCGTCCCCGTCAATCTTCATCTGTGTGGTCTTGCACTCCAAGATACCTTTGTTTGAAGCGTTCTTCTTCTCCCCTGTGAGCCAATAGGTGCGGTCGGGGCTGACTTGAAGAAACGGGCGTTCATTGTCACGGATGAGCCAGTCTCCCGCTGATGACTTGATAACAGTCCGTCCCGTTTCGTCACTCCAAAACAGGGAAACGGCGTCTTCAAGATAGTGTCCCGCTTTCATGGCGAAAGTCTCTGTCTTCGGTTCATCAAGACCGATTTTCCGTCTCCAAAGCTGATAAGGTGTTTCAAATGGGTTCAACCCGAGAATGGTCGCTACTTCGCTGCTCCCGATACCTGACTTTCTGTATTCAAGCCATTCATTGCGGTCTTTCGGTCTGATGACCGTGATATTTGCTTTTGTCTCCATATTCGCTGAATTTTGATGTTATTTTGATTTTCTGATTAAATAGAAGTCTGCCCAAAGGCTCATGAACTGTTTCCCCGCATAGACGGCGAGCGTGTCGCTCTTTAAGCAAAGGCGAGAACCGACGTTCGTATTCGAATCCGAGGGGGCGTCAGCCGAGTACGCACAGGCGAGACCCGCATATCCTGTCTGATAGTCGCCTGTTGACATCAAGCGGCGTTCTTTCTTCTCATCCTCATCCATGTTGTCAATTTCGTCCTGAGTATAGAGCCAGAACCACGGATAATAACGCCATTCACCCTCTGTGAACTGAGGCTCCCAGCCCTCATTCAGGGCGGCGCAGATGATGCGGAGCTTGAAGTAGGCGAGAATGTCAGGTTCAAGATTTGAATAATTGTCCTCCCACGCTTCGGGGTCATTTATGCCCATAGCCCTTGCTGCGTCCTCAAAGGTCTTGATGCGCTCTGTTACGGGGCGATTATCGGCTTTCTGTGCTGTTTCTGAACTCAACTCGGGGAAAAGTGCGAGAAGAAGTTTTTTCCCGCTCTCATCGGCTGTATTGAACGCAGCCTTGACGTTTTCAATTTTGATTTCCATATTCATTACTTTTTAGGTGTTGATGATTTCTTTGACTTGTCTTCTTTGATTTCTCCCGTCTCAGGGTCAACATTGGCAGGTACGGGGGCTGTCCCTGTCGCCTGAGCGATAGCCGCTGCCGCCTTTTCCTGAGCTGTGGCGGTCTTCTTGTCAGCTTCCGCCTGTGCCTTTGCTTCAAGTGCTGGTTTGACGAAGCATTCTTCAACAGAGGTCGTTCCCTCCTTGATAGCGTTCGCCGTTGCTCTCAGTTCAAAAATCTTCTGTTTGTCAATTTCCTGAACTGAGTTCACGCCGAGATATAAGAACAGTTGTTCTTGTTTCACGCCGAGTTTGGCGAAGTACTGAATGACGTTCTGACGGCTCTGTTCAAGGTCAATGGATTGACCGAGTGCAACTTTCTTTACCTCGTTGATGACCCGTTTTGTCACGGCTTTAGGAATGACAGCCAAGACAGCGTTTCTGAATGCGATTGAAGCGGCGGCGTTGCCCGTCACAACCTGCATGTCCTCTGAATAAGTCTTGCCCGACTTTGTTGTTATTCGGCGGTCAACGGTCTTGCATACAGCGAAGTTCGTTTCAAGGTCATGACAGACAGCCTGAGCCGTGATTTTACGTCCGTCATTCCCGATGATGCGTGTCTGAACTCTCAGGTTGCCCCAAGCCCCCGCAATGATTTCTGCCATACGGATTGAAAGCCCCTCAATGACATTGTCGTTCCCGTTAGCGTCTTTTCTTCTGAGAACATAGAAACAATCTTCTGCGGTCTCTTTGTCCATTGTGGCATAGGTGGCGATTGTGTTCAAGACCCTGTTTATGTCACGGGGGTACTGTTTCGCCGTTGCGATCTGAATGTCAATTTCAGAACGTGTGATTCCTGCAAGCATTTCAGCCTGTTTGATTTCGATGATTTCGTTTTCCATTTTGTTGATGATTTTATTTGCCCTCTGACTGGTTCGGGCGTTCCGTTGTTATTGAATGTTTCTTTGAGAGAGAGTATCGGGCGAACGTCACGGGTTTCCCTGTGACCCTGTTTATTCCCGTCTCCATTGTCTTTTCAATGTCCAACCCCTCACGTCTCAGGTCACTTATGCGGGAGGCGAGACGGTAACAACCGAAGTCCCTCAACGCTTCAAGACCTGTTATGCTGCCGCCCTCAATGAGCCGCTGCCGTATCAGTTGGTTGTGTGTTGATGTCTGTTTCATGTCAGTTCTTTTTATGGGTTGCTACATAAGTTGTTGCCTTGCTTTGAATTTCATCTGATGTCGGAACACGCCGTTCAAGCATCCATTCCTCCAAGTCAGACTTCTTGAAATACAGTTTGCGGTTCTTCTTGAAGAACGGTATCTTCTTCTCGCTTGTCAGGCGATACAGATAACCTCTGCTAAGCCCCGTGAACAGGAGCGTTTCGTCAAAATCAAGAACCGTCTTTGAGCCGATGAGCGTCAACCGTGAAAGGTTGTCCAGCTTGTCATTCAGGGTTTCAAGAGTGATTGATGCATCATCCATACTCATACCTCCTCATCCTTTTCGGCTTCATCAAGTTCAGACGGCAGAAGCCCCCGTTTGTGAAGCCATTTCCCGCTCATACAACAGCCCACGAGGTTGACTATGGCGGCTGACTTGATTAACATGAACTGCCCGAAAGTATAGGGCGAATCGGGGGCTTCCTCGCCAGCAAGTATCAGGAATGAGAAAAATCCCCATAGACAAAGTGCGGTCATCAAAGACCATTGAATTACCCGTTTCATATCACTTACAATTTTCGATGTCAAACATGATTGATTTCAGCCCCGTCCGTATGATTTCCTGATACTTCCGCAGTAAATTCAGAAGACGGGCGTTCTCTGAGTTAATTGTTTTGTTAGCCGTTTCAAGGGCTTTGATATACTGTTCATCTGTCAGACCGCTTCGGTTTACCGTGACTTCTTTCACGCTCATGTCGGGGAGAAGCCACCCGAACAACTCCGTCTCCTTGACCGTGACGGTCTTCTTGCTCTCAGTAGTCACAGAGCCGTTTTCAGCCTGTGCCTTGCGCTCCCAATACCGCTCAACATATTTTTTGTTGTACTGATATTTGGCTTTGTTCGCCTCCTTACTTGCCATTGTTGACCTCCTTTGATTTCAGACGTTCTTCAACACGGCGGCGGATTAAATAAATCGTTCCCTGAGAATGAATGCCGTACTTCTTCATCAGGTGTTCGGTCACAACGGTCTTGCTCTGACCCTCAACAGTCATCAGGGAGTTGTACTCGTTGTAGATTGCCAAGTCTCGTGCTTCACGTTCCGTTTGGCAGGGTGTCTTGAATACTTTTGCTTCCATTGTCTTTTATTGATTTGAGATTGATTTTCTGTAATGAATGTCTTCCATACCAGCAGATAAGGTCAGAATACGCCAAAGCCTTTCACGGTCAAATGCCTGTTCTTCTGCACGCTGTTTCATCTCATCGCTCGGGTCACAGTCATACAGGTTGTGTTTGTTGATGAAAGCGGAGAACATCTCAGACATCAGGCGTTTTTTCTCCTTGTTGAACTGACGCTTGTAGAAGTCAACCATATCCGATATTTCGGCATATTGAAGGTCGGTCAGTTCAATGTCAATACGCTTTGCGGAAGAACAATATGTTGCATCGCAGAACGCTTCCGCCTTGCTTCCGAGAACAGCGAGAAGAACATGAATGATAATTTTCATTTCCTCGTTGTTGCGATACTTGAACGCCCGTTTTTTCTTTCCCTCGTTCAACAGGTCTTCAAGGGTCATTCCGTAGCGTCTCAACTGAGCTTCAAGAAGCCGTTTGGCGTTCTCAGCCTCACCGCCGCATCCCCTCTCGGCAAGAGCGAGAAGTTTTCTGAGTTTGTCTGTAATTCTTTCCATATCAAATAATTTACTTATCAGTTTATTTCCGATTTTATATCTTATTTCGTATCTTTGTCCGCATATAAAATTGAATAACGGTGCAAATATAAACAAAGTAATGATTTTGAAAAAGAAAATCGAAATAAAATTTATATTTTAACAATAATTGCGGTTTTGAATGGAAGCACTCAGGCGGATAAAAAAGGTCATAAATTGGCTTATCTTTAAGGAGATAGCCTCAAATGAAAGGGAATTGGCAGAAGTCATGGGTTACACGAAATCATCGTTCTCTCAGATTGTGACGGGCAAAGTCCCCATAGCGGACAAGTTCCTGAATAAACTCTGTTCTCTTGATGAAAATATAAACTTTGTTTGGGTAAAGACGGGCGAGGGGGAAATGTTCGTTTCCGATAGCCTGAACAGTCAAATGACAGTTCCGAAAGACGTGTGGAGCGTCATTAAGAAACAGGCTGAAAGCCTTTCAGCCCGTGACCGACAGATAGATGAACTGATGGGGCTTCTGAAAGAGCAAATTCAGGAAAACAAAAAAATGCTTGCCCGTCAGGAAGACAATGCCACCTCTGCCGCTGCCGTATAGTGATAATAGGGAAAAGTGTTTGTAAAGTTCCAAAATACTGAGAATATGAACTTGAATATGAATAAGAGGCTTGAAGAAATAATAAGATATAAGACAGGAGGGGAGAAGAAAGCCTTTGCCACCCTGCTGAATTGGTCGCCGCCTTATCTCTCAAAACTTCTGAAAGGCGTTGACTTCGGTTTGCAGCCCGTCATATCAATCATCGAGGCTATGCCTGAGATAAACGCCCGCTGGTTCTTGACGGGACAGGGGGAAATGCTGAACAGCGAGAAACAGGCGATGTTGCGCCGAGAAGCGATAGGACACGTTCAGCGGGTCATGGAACTTGAACGCTTTATCCCAGTGATGAACCCCGAAGAACTCAGGGCGTTTGAACTTGAAGTCAGAGGCGGCAAGAAAGCCGATTTTAGCCCCGACACGCTCAAATCTTGGGAAGAACGCCTGAATATACGAGAAGAAGAAATAAACATGAAATTCGCCGCTGCAGCGGCTAAATCGGACGAATT